CAACTGCTTAAAGGAATGTACACCCATATAGGTCTATTTAGGTTGTAAATCTGAGGTCCTATTGTTTGAGCGGTCACGTTGTTATTCCAAAATGCTTTTTGATCATCGATTACACTTAGGTCTACAGTAGCTATAAAGTTGTTAGATATTGTAGTTTGATCGTCTGCGAACCAATTAATAACGCTCCCTTGGTCCCTATCTTTAAAGTAGGGGGATTCGAACTCGTAAGTCTGTATAAAGTCTGTAATGTTGTTCGTACTAACAGCGCTTTTATCTATTCTTCCAATATATCTCATCTTAATAGTCCCTAGAGTAGCCAAAGTTATTTTATCAAGACTATACCTATACTCTGGGTCATTCCTTCTAGTAACTCCTAACTCTTCAGATATAGTATCAGCATCTAAAAAGTTACCGCCTCGTTCTTCTAACTCAGGGGCTGCATAAGTCATACTATCTTTAACCCACGTTGGGATAACACCTGTATAACCGACACCATTATTACCAGTTTGTATATAATTAACTCTTCTGGTATCTTTAATCACACCATCCAAACTTTGTCTTACTACTACTGCGTCATCGTTATAACCAAGAGACTCATTTATAAGAACTACCTTTTGGTCTATACTAAATTCTTTAGTCCTCAAAATACCGTTAGGTTTGTTATCTACAGTCTTAATACCGTCTTTGTAGATGATAGCGTTCTGAGGCTCAGATATACTTGTCAGCTCGTCTGCAGTACCGGTACCTATAAACCTAAGGTTTTCTACCTCTAGAGTACCTTCAATCCTAGCGTTATTGTTTACAAAAAGATCGTAGTTAACGTTTGGGGTAGTAGTACCTGCAGTAATTCTCCTAGATGCTGTATTATTACTTACTATTAAGTCTCCTCTTAAGTCTACACTGATCTGACCCAAATTACCGTCACCGTCTGCGTGATCTATGCGAAGAGTCCTAAAACCCTGACCTTGGGTTACGTCTATACCAGACCTAGAGTCTACTAGATGTAATCCATAAGGATTGTTGGTGTCTGTGTAGCTTCCTCCTATATTTAAGTAAACGTCATTTAGTATATCGTTAGAACGAGGGAAACTATTACCTATAACAGTGGACACGCTTCCCGCAGTCCCACAAAGATCTGCTATAAAGTTTTCAGCCTTGGCATCCCCATCCACATATAACCACAAACTCCTATATTGATTTCTCTGCATTCGCATTAATTCGATACTACCGGAAGTACCCACCCCTAAAGTAAGACCTCCGATAGGCTCATTGCTCTCATTATACCCGGAACCTATATCTACATACCGAAGAGCGTCTAACTTCTGATTAACGGTTAGGTTGTTTACTATCGCCCTATCAAACTTAAGGTTATTAGCAAAGAGATCTCCGTAAACAAAAATATTATCTCTGAATATAACATTAGGGCTGAAAGTAACACGATTTAAGAGACCGTCTCCATTAAAGAACACATCTCCATTAAATAACCACGCATCAGCAGCCTCTCCTAAATCTAGCTTTGCAAATTTAAAATCTAATAAATCTCCTCCGTAACTACCAGAACCGTAGTATTTAGATTCCGTCCACATAATATCGTCGTTATTATTAGGAGGAACCAAGGTACTTCTTTGTACGTTGAATGACTTAATTGATTGTATTTCACTTAGCTTATCTCTTATTATTATTTTACCGTCGTTTTTAATTCTATCCGCAAGAGGTAAAGCTTCATCGTATTCATCAGATAAAATATGTACTGTTATATCCGCAGAACTTGCTATGCTCTGTAACTGTGACTCTAACTCACTTCTTAGATACTCTATAGCGTCGTCAAAATTAGAACCAGATATTGTAATAGTAGAAAGAGTTACGTCACCGCCATTCAAAAAATCTACTGTCGCGGTTACCTCATCCCCGCTAACCATCGTGCCTAAGGTATCTAAATATCTGAAGCTATTATCCGAGTAGAGAAGAGGAACTAGACCTGTGCCGTACAAAGTTTTTACAACCCTATCAAACTCAGGACCTAGGTCTCCTATAGTAAAAACCCTACCGCCATCTTTATCGTAAGATTCATAGAAACCGGAAACACCTGTAAATCCTCTATAATCCTCTATTCCGGATAAACCTTGAGTAGCTATACCCGGCCTAATCACCACGTTAGCACTCGACCCTGTTAAGCCGTAAGAAGGTGTCCCAGTATATCCAAAGTATGCTTTATTTTCTTTATCAACAGTACTTGGAATAGACCAAGTTTTACCGTAGACATCGCCTTGAGTGTACGTGTCTCTGTCTATAAAAAGATGTTCTCTTACGCGCACCGAGTCGTTCACATCAAGAACAATATTCACAGGGTCAACATATCTCTCAACATTCCATATTGTAGGGAGGGCGTCCCATCCAGGGGTCGCCGTATTAAACCCCATCCTACCTTTATAATCAACAACTAAGTAATTCTCAGAGTCTACAAACTGTGTATATACTCCAGTCTCACCGTTGTAGTTATGCATAGATAAGCCAGCAGCGCCTGTAATACCTCTTCTAAGTAAATTAATACTTACGCCTGTGAGACCTTGGGTGTGTATACTTACAGCATCGTTATACTCTCTTTTACCAGTTATACCTCTATCGTAGCCTAATGCTACATGCTGAAACGAAGCTTCATGGGCTATCACTTCACCCGGATTAAGTTCTTCTGGACCTGTTTCTGCGGTCACAGGGTACGTCTGAGTCCCTGTCTCTACGCCTACTTGAATAGCACCCATCTGGAATTTACCGTCATTATCGACAGCACGAGGAGTGATAGAATCAGTATTAAAAGCTTCAGAGGCAAACCCTTGATTCAACCCGGTTGCGTAAGCTCCTTCGTCGAGCTTAGCTCCTGGGAATTGGGAGTTGAATCCTGTGAATGAACCTTCAGTCTCAAACACAGCAGACTCACCATACCCGCCGTGAAGACTACGAAAGGAAACCTCTTCCAAAGTCATAGGCCTTTTATCGTACATAGTAAGAAGGTCTATTACCTTGCTATTATCGATTATAGATGTTCCTGACTCTCTATACACAACAGAAATAGGAACTCTAAAATGTTGCTGAGTAGGAGGTACAGTATAGTCTATACCTCCTAAAAACGAGGTGTGTTCGAATATATCTTTCCCTATAGGGCCTTCCCACCCTTCCAAAACTCTTATATCAAATACAGCCCTTAATCTATTAGCTGTAGCTGTTCCAATGCGAGGATCAAGTAGGCTGCTGTCGTAATACACCTCATCGTCTGCGCCAGATGTAGCAGTAACCTCTTCAAAATGAAGGTCGATGAATACAATGTCTCTTCTATCTTCTGTAGGTGTAGTTAAGTCTGGTATTAGAGTAAGCGTTTTACTCTTATCTGAGTTAGTAGCTAGGTCAACATTTGAAGTGCCATATGTTTGTAAGTTGTAAGTTATATCGTCAGGAAGAAAAATATAATAACCTTTTAAAAACATAACGGCTGGATTATCTATGCCATTACCGCCTATAACTTTAAAGTCGTTAGGTGTTGAACCGTCGCTAACAACCTTAAAATGGTTTCCGGTAGGGTTAGTAGTGCTAAACGTCTCTAAGGGTACAGCAATATCTCCTTGAGTGTGTTGTATAGACCTACGCAACTGGTCCATAACAGCGATATGCATATTACGGATTTCATCGTCTAATAAAGGCTTGTTCTTTTGAGGATTTAAGTAGTAGTACCTTTTATCCTCGTCGTATATGATAATATTGGAATAATTACCGGAAGTTCCGCCCATTTTTTACACCTTATCTAAAAGTCCTTGAGAATGAAGGTCCGTTCATAGAACTTCTTGTTCTTGTAGGAGACCCGTAACTTTTTGAGCTAGAAGGTCTATTCAGGCTAGCTCTCATAGCATCTCTTGACCTAGCTTTCTTAAAGCTATGCGCTTGACTAGATCCTACAGGAGCAGATATTTTATTTCCTAGACCTTTTACTTTGTACTCGATAGCCACTTGAACCATACGAGACAAGGCATCACTATTATCATCGTGAGCCTTATCTCTGTCAGGGGCGTGTACTTTTATTAAATACTTTCCTCTTTGCTCCGATTGAAGTGTTAAAAGCTCTAATACAAGGTCCGTGTCCTTTGAAGGTTTACCGTCTATAAGTCTTTCTGTTTCTAATTCAGGTAACCTCAAAGTGGAAGAAATCATACTGGCTAATAAGTTTTGATATATCTCTGAGTTTCTAGTCTCAGAAAAGTGCCTAGACTCAAACATCTTCTGTCCCTTTTTCTCTAGATAAGGGACTATACTCATACCGTAGTATTGGTCCATTAAACCCTTAATTATAAAAAATCTATCTTTAAACTCAGATATCCATTCAGCCATCTCATCCGGCGTAAAGAAATCTTTCCCTTCTTCTTCTGCATACCTCGTCTCACAACAATCTACTTCTAATTTATCCACCTCTTCTCCATCAACTACTTCTTTAGTCCAATGCCCTACCACTACTGAAGTTCCATCACCTTTTAGTCCTATGTCAATTCCCATGAAATGTGGGACCCTCTCAAAGGATCTTATTTTATAGGACAGCCCCGGCACTATATTCTGCCGCACAATAACGGGGTCTTCTATCCAAGCGCATATCTCATCACTAAACTCAGCCCCGAACTCAGACCTATATACCTTAGGATTTTCGTTATACTTGTTCTTTAAAAACTTTGAAGCTAGTTGAGGGTCAATCTCCCAGGTAGGAGCCTGGATCATTAATATATCATCGTTATCTTCTTTAAAAGAGCGTTCATACTCTTCATAAAACTTACCGGTCTTTCCATAAGGTGAGGATATACAAATAACCTTACCTGCGGGGTTACCGTCCGGTGTCTTGAACTTAGCCAAAGAAGGAGTAACCGCGTTGTAAATAGCCCTATCATTTTTATCACTAGCACCTACACCGGAGTTTTTCTCATCGGCGAAAAAGAAAGCCATCTCATCTAGAGCGACTATTATATTGTTATGACCACGAAGACCTTTAGCACTACACGGAGCAACATTAATAGTTATAGTAGCTCTGCCTTCGGTTCCGTACTTGTCTATATCTCTTTGAGACCTCAGGCGCATACTCTGTTTGGTGGGCTTACACCTGAACTTACGAAAGAACTCACATCTTTCTATATGACCTGTTACCCTGTTAAACAGTTCTGTAGCAGTCTCTTTACCCGTAGACACACAAGTGATACGTATATCATCTTCAGGCATAATACCAAAGTATTCCTGAGGGCAGTATCTGTTTAAAAGTTTATAGGTTTCGTACGCTATTATGCATGCAGTTACGGTCGTATTATGGTTAGTCATACCGTTAGCAACAAAAGAGTTTCCATCTGGAACGTTTAAGTCATATACACGGTCTTCACTTTCTTTTACAGAAACAACCTCAGAGTAATAATAATCCGTGCTTATTATGTTTCTAAAATGCTCAAGTTCTTCCTTACCTGCATTAATTTCTTTTGCAAAATCTATAGACTTGCATAGTCTATTGTATGTTAGATCCTCTCTCGTATTCTTTGTTATATTGCCTAAGAGTTCTCTTAGTTTTCTTCGCCCAGGACCTTCGCCTCTTTTTCTTATAGGAATAGAATCCAAAAGTTCTCGTATCTTATTTTTTTGGTGAGGAATACTTTCCGTGTTAGATTTACCTTCTTTAGCTTTTTTAAGAGACTCTAAAACAGGAAGCATCTTCTTATCTGAGTCGAAGCCTATTAGATCAGCAAATATTCTTCTAGACCTTACCCCTTTTATACCTAAATGGGCGTAATGCCTCTTTGTTTTTTTATTGTACTTCTCGCTAATACTAGATATTATACCTAGATTCAACAAAACTACTTGAAGCTCATGGGCTAGCCTTAAGCTTGCCGTAGAAAAAGTAATATAAGACCCGTTATTTTCGGGGCACCCATCTGTCTCAAATAAACCTCTAAGAAAAGAACAAACCACAGATTTAGGCGACCTAAGTATAGACCAAGGTATAGATTTATTATATCTATTACAATCCCAAGAAAAGCCTAAATCGTGAAAAAATTTTCTCGTACCAGTGCTAAAGAAACTTAATCTACCTGTATTAGAAGTTCGTTTGTCTGCTATAACTCTATAATCATTAAATATATTTGTATATAGGTCTTTTAAAGAGTCCCACGTTTCGTTATGCTCTACAGTTAATGACAGCGCATTTTTAGCCCCCCAACTTCCGTCTCCCACGAGATAACCCAATAATCTAGCTGTGAGTTCATCTAGCTCCTCAGGAAAAGTTACTTCTTTTTTCCCTTCGTTATTAAAAAACTTATCAAGTTTTATTTTTTCTGACGCCCACAGGTCAGTGCTTCTATTGATGGCTATATAGTCTCCTGGTTTTATATCGTCTAGATAGCGCCAAACAATTAGGCCCTCTTTAGACATAACCTTTACTCTATGATTAGCGGTACCGTTAATACTGTACCCATCTTTTGTCTTAATCTTAAATACGTCCTTTACGCCGCCATTATAAAAATATGCAGACCTGGAGCTTCTACCGCTCTCTTGAGCTACACCTACATTCAGCGGAGAAAAACCCTCATCAGGAGCTTCACCTAGGTCCTCTATACGATAGATACCTTTATCAGTTAAAGTTAGGGAATCTCCTGTTATGCATTTACCAGATCTTCTTCCGCAGACCAAAACTAAGTTAGGTCTGTCTCCGTAATCATGAACGTTTATACGATGTTCGTCGTATAAATATTTAGAATACTCAACTTCATTAAACCGGTATAGTTCTACCTCATTAAACTGGTCTTTTATTATTATATCTCTATTACTTGAGTTATCTAATTCCAGACCATAATAGCATTTAAGAATAAATCTTTGAGACGGGTATAATGGAGGAACATCAGGAGTTGCGCCTAAACCCAACCCCCAAGGAGCAGTAACAAACTCCATTATGTTTTTATCAAGAAGTTTACCTGAGTCGGTGTCTTTCTTAATAAATGTAGTACACATCTCAGCTATAGACATTATTTCTTAACCTTTTTCCCATGATATATCTTCTCAGCAATATCTTCAAAACCATCTAGGTCTTTAGCTAACTGAGAAAAGAAAATCTCTTCGTACTGAGTAGGTATATTTACCTTTTCAAAGGTGCTTTTTACAGTTTGTAGAAAGTGCTCAAATACCTTCTGAAAATTATCACTGTGAAAGTCTACTCTTCCTGTAGCCTTACTATTGCTGATCTTCTCCCTTTTCTCTACGGTCTCTACTAATTTCTTAAGTATGAGAATACGTTTATTAGATATCTCAGACAAATCATCTTTAAGGTTGTAATTCTCTTTACGCCAGGTCTTTAAATACGCTGCCTCTTCAGCAATCTCTACCATAATATTATTTAATATAGTAGAGGTAGAGGCATTTTCTTTAAGAGATATGTAGAGGTCGTCGTTTTCAGTAGGGTCCTCTATATTTCGTTGTAAAGGAGACCCAGGTTTAATACTGACCTGCAGTACATCTTCTGGGTTATTAACCGAAACAAGGCTACTCTCTAGGGTATCATAAGCCTCTGTGTGATTGCCTTGTTTTTCTTTGAACCTTTCATCCTTTGTACCACTACTACCTATATCTTCTATGTCTTTACCTAGGTCTATCCCTTCTAATATATCCTCTTTATCTACCAATAAATGATTATCTTCTCCGTCTAATAAGGGATAACCATCTTCTCCCAAAGATGGTTTCTCCCTTATCTCATCCTCATAGATCTCAATATCTTTATTATCTTCTTTTCCAGGCATGGACCCTCCACACATATATTATTTATTAAATATCTAAAAGACCGGCGTCTAATCCAGTACCGTCATAAGACGTATCCACATCAGTTTCGCTGGCTTCTTTTCTCAAACTATCTAGCATTATGTTATTTCCAGAACCCCACCTGTTGGCTATCATATCTTCTTCCATAGACATATCACCACGAGCCTCATCAGGGTTATTATTTAGCTGTATTTTCTTCGTGTGAGGGTCTAACTTAATAATACCATCTTCCTCTTTAGTATTAGCAAACCTCAAACCTTGAGACATACACATATCACAATTGTTTAAGATACAGGTAGAGCATTTACTTGCTTGTTTAAGTTTTGCATCAGATGAAAGATGGTATTTTTCAGAGGTGCAGTTACTTAGTACATTAGCATCTACTTCTTTTATGTTAGCCAATACATCTCTAATCATACCTGCGGCTTCTACAGTAGGTATAATAGAAGAAAGCTTAGACTCTATCTTATCTATAGAAATACCAGCCGTAACAGCCTTATAAGCTGCTTCCTTTGCTACATCGTCTTTAGCATACTTCTTTGTTGCCTCATGACGATAAAAACCTTTTACCCCACCTTCTCTCTTAGCGGGTGTGTGGTCTTGAGTAGCCATAAAGGCTTCTCTTAATATACTTAACACACTGTTACCGGCTTCAAGAGTGTTTCTTAAGACACTAGCTTTATCGCTAGATATACGGTCATTGAAATGGAGATCATCAATGTAGCTTGAAGCTATCTTAGAGTCGATCTTACCGTCACGAGGAAGAATCTGACATCCGGTAGCTTTTGCTACTTTTTCATCCGCATTATCATACTCATTTTTCTTAACACTCTGAATAACGTAAGTTGGTGAAGTAGAAGCTGTTTTTACAGCCTTTATAGCGTCTTCTGAGGTTTCATACAAAGAAACATCTACATATACATTACCAAGAAGTCCTTGAAGAGAGGCTAGTTTCTTTATCTCCTCTGCATACTTTTTTATAGTGTCTCCCGAATACTTCTTTTGTAGGGCTTCTTTAAGACTACCGCCCATGTGGCCTTTTAGCATCTCGTTCTGCATAAAGGCAAGCACAGGTCTAACCTCAGAAAATCTATCTACCTGAACCTGTTCCTGAGACTTAGAAGCTTTCTTCATTATAGCTGCCTTAAACTCTTTCTGAACTTCTTCAAAACTTCTATTAGGAACACCCTTTTTCTTAGGTTTTTCCTTGGCAGCGGTTTTTTTGTTAGAAAAAAGAATAGCAGAACGTAACTCTTCTTTAGAAGAAATGCTAGCTGATTTACCTATAACACCGGCTACTCTAAGGTGATTAGCATACTCTTCTAATATATCTTCGCTATACTGTATCTCAGTAGAAACTTTTTTCTTTAGCTCTTTACAAAAACCTTGGCAGTGGGACGCGCAGACATGCCTTTTAGGCTCACCTACGACATACTTAGCCAATCTGATTTTGTTATTACCTAGTACTCTAGCGGCTTCTTTACAACTATCAAAAGGAGTAAGGTCTACATAAACATTCCCAAGTAATCCCTGCTCTTCAGAAAGCTTTTTAAGACCCTCCGTTGACGCTTTAATAAGCTTAGCGGGGTAGATGGATGCTAGCTTTTCAGCAAGCGGCTTGCCTGTCAAACCGGTCATAATCTCTTTCTTAGCCGTATTTATTACACCTGCAACATCCTCACTACTGATTTTCTCGATCTTAGCATCATTGTGAGCTATATTGTGGATTAAAGATGCGGTCTTATCTTTACCTGTATAGGTCCACGCCTCTTCTAGCTGCGGAATAATTTGCACGTTCATAGGAACAGGAATATTATCCTTGTTCTCTATATCTACTACCGCCCAATCCAGGTCAGGTATATTAGCCGTATCGCCGTCGCCCATTAATTTTGAAATATCTCCTAAAGCCATCTTTATTCTCCTCTCATAAGATTTGCTAGAATATTCTTACTAAGGTCCCTAGCAGTCTTATCCATAGACGACGGACCTTCTAAAAGGGACTTATATCTATTAATTGATTCTACCTCTGCAGAATTTTTAACATCATCAGGAGAAATATCATCGCCGGACTCTCCCTCAGACTTATCTTCCGGTTTTTCTTTTTTAGGTTCCTCTACTATCTCCTCTACTTCCTCTACTTCTTCCTCTGTTTTTTCTTGATCTTTTTTAATACCCTTAACTTCTGTATTACTAAGACCCCACCTAGGGTTAGTTAGCTCATCAGCGATGGTATCAGTTATATCAGAAAGGTCACTTACGGCGGTATTTAGGGTTGATTTCATATCTCTAAAATTCATTATGAAACCCTTCCCACCAAGCTTCCCGTCAGGAGTTACATCAGAACCCCTTAGCATAGCTAAGTCCTTCATAGCTGCTAGAAGGGTGCCTAGAGAGACGTTAATATTGTGTAGAGCTTTTTTAAGTACTTTAGCATTCTTCTTTTCATACTCAAAATCTCCTATATCTCTAGCATCCCCACTCTTACTTTTGCTATCTGCTTTAGACTTCTCCTTAGCTGCAGCAACTTTTGCAGTTATTCTATCTCTTCCGCTCATAAAATTATCCTTTACGCCTTATGTTTATCTTTCATCCTCTAACCGGTTCCCCGTCGTTTGAGAACAAACGAGTTATCACTACTTTACCAGAGTCATCAGCTTCTATACCCCAAAGGTCTTTAGTAGACTTATGTATAAGTGTATTAGCATTTACTCTATTAAATGAGAATAAATCATCCAAACAGGCGATTTTTATCCTATTCACGTTAAAATAATCGTCGATTCCTTCTTCTACTGCCTTAGAGGCAACAGAAGCAGCTTTTACGTTTTCCTTTAAATCTTTATATAGATTATCAGAAACCTTCCTCTCATACTCCTGCATAGAGGAAAATTTCTCATTCATCTCTGAAATCTTTTCCTGGTATCTGTTCATAGCGACTTTTCCTTTATTTTTAAAACCGGGGCATCTAGGCTCGAATTGAGTCGGGAACTCTTCACATTGTTTAGGTTTTATACCATTCACACAACATTTGTTCTTTTCTAGATACACACACTCGTTGGTGCCGTTCTCTTTATTCTTCAATACCAACTCATTACCGTGAGGCTTTGTGTACTTTTTCAAGTACTCCTCGTACCCCATACTATGATGCTCTGCCAGTCTTTTCACATCCTCAGGCAGCAGAAACACAAAACCTTCCCACCTACAGCAATCTCCGCATAAAGTACACTCAAAGTCTATTCCATCTACTTTTCTCATAATTACCAATTATTGTAAGGGTCATTCCAACCTGAAGGAGCGGCATCCACATCAGGGTCTGTCCACTCCCCAGAATTAAATCCTATAGTATCTCTGTCCTCATTACGACCGTCGGGTGTAGTACTATCATTTACAGGCTCGCCTTGAGCGTTAGTCTTTTCTTCATTTATAACTGTCGTAGTAACCGGAACAGTAGAGTGGTTTACTAGGCTATCTACTAAAGGCCTTTCCCCTTGGAACTGTATCATGTGCTTAGGGTTTCCCCTCTGAGACCTCCCAGGCTCATTATACAAAGAAGGAGGCCCGCTCTGTATATCACTCCCAGGAGATGAGGGGCTAATTCTTGTTTGGTATATAGGGATATTTAAATACGGAGAGTTTTGATTACTTGTATTACTGCCAGTATTTATCAAGCTCGCACTTCTATCCCTAAGTATGTCGTGTAGGCCTATATACATGTAAAAAACCCTCATCAGAATTTTAGTGGTAAAAACCAAAATCTAATGAGGGCTATTTATTAAAAGATTATTACTATTTGAATTTAATGAATACCTTTGACCTTAACCTTAAATTTTTTCTTAAAATGAGGAAGAATTACTTCGTGGAGCATATATAAATTTTTCTTTATATAATTCACAAGCTCATAGACATCCTTAAGTTCTACTTCGGTTTTTTTCAATCTCTTAAGTTTTACAATGGCGCGGTCAAATTTATGCCTTACCTTAACTTGTGTCATTTGATCCTTGTCTTTTAAGCCATACTGTTCGTTTAAGATGCCTGCCGTACGCGATTGGCAAGTAGTCTCAATCATATAGATAATCACATCGATTTCAAACTCATTAAAATGCTTTTCTAATACCTCCCTGATGTCCTGGGTAAGCTTAGGCATATCACGTAGAAAAGCTAGCCTTTTTCGAGCTCTAGATAACCTATGAGATATAGCTCCTTGAGTAACTCCAAAAAAATTAGCAATCTCTTTCTGCTTTTTATTTTTCTTGTAGTACATCTCAATCAAATCGATTTCGCGCTGCGGTAACTTACTTATAAAAGGCTTGAAATCTTCAAGATGAAAATTACTCTCATCCAGCCTATAAAAAGAATACTCATCAGCAGAAAACCGCTTCTGTATCTCAAAGGGGTCCATGCTTTTACACACTCTTGTCATGAAGACCTCCTTTTTTATTCTTCAAATAAAGAAAAACTTTCGAGCTTGTATGCTGGTTTAGCGTCTGTATATTTTAAATTTAAGGAAGACATAAATAAACCATACATTAGATCCGGTTTAATCCTTTTTATCTCGTATTTAGCGAGTAATTCTCCCATTAGACTTACATCCGGCCTCACTTCAGTTCTCTCTACTTCCTTTAGGTCCCTACACAATTTCATTATCTTATAGTTCTCAAAAGCCTGGCTTTTAAATATAACAAGTCTTTCTTTCTCTTTCTCACTCATATCTGAGTCTTTGAACAGAACAAAGGACTCCTCAAGGTTACTAGCCTCTGAAACACAAGCAGCTATTAGATTTCTACGGTTTCTAGGAACTCCTGGTATTTTGTCAGAATCGTCCCCCGCGATGCATCTAAACTCTACCAACTTCTCTGGAGGCACCCCGTAACGCTCTATTACTGCGTCTGTATCATAATATTTTTCAGGAGTATTTCCTACTTTAGGTTTAAAGACAGTAACTTTACCAGACTCTACCAATTGCAATAAGTCTCTATCATTACTTAGGATAATAATGGAGCCTGTGTTCTCTTCGGCCTTATACCGCTCTACGAGGGTAGCTATTACATCATCCGCCTCTTGGCCTTTCATCTCATACTGTTCTACATTGCAAGCAGTCAGATACGACCTGATGTCTTCCATTTGATTATAAACTAACGGAGACATCTTAGTTCTACCTTCTTTATAGGACGGGTTTATCTCATACTTCCACTCAGCTTTATTATCCCACACAAAAACAATCTTATAATTCCTGTGTTTTTTCTTTAGGGTTTGCAGCATAACACAAACCCCATAAAACATCCCGGAGGGGGTTCCATCAGACGTTTTATTCTGGAAAAAGGCATTATGAGCCCTATATGCGAAATTCATTCCATCTACAAGCAAATAATCCATTCTTACTCCTGCACGTCTAAATTTATAATACGTATATACACTTCTACTACTCTTGATGCTAAAGCAAATTCAACTTTAGCTATCATCTTTTTCCTATCTACTAAAAGTACAACACCCTCAAGATTTCTATAGTCCCCCACTTTAGGCACAACAGTCTCGCCCTTTTTAGGCACCTTAGACTTGAGTCTTTTTTTCAACTCTTTTTTAAAGTTATTTATATCCTTGTTCTTTACATACTGGCATTGCCCGCCACAAAACAAGGGACCGTCAAAATATTCGTTTTTATCTTTAAAGCAATAAGCTCCTACTTTATCTGACTCTCTAACAAAAATATAGCCATCAAAGAGGACAATACATACAGCCTTTTCTTTTACATACTCTGTGTATGAAGGAAGAAAGTACTCTACGTCTTCACCGCATATATTTTTAAGCTTTTCTACGATAGCCTCAGCATCTTCTTTTAAGTCTGTTTCCTCTGAAAGCTGAATAATCACCCACCTACCACTTCTATCTAGATATCTATAATCAAGGTCCTGCGGCTTTAATTTCTTTCTTCTTAAAGGGACTTTTTTCCTGATTGATTTTTTATCAGCATTTTTCTTAGTATTAACCTTTTTATCAACTGATTTACTTACAGACGCTGTTTTCTTTATTGTTTTTTTCTTAAGTTCTGTTTTACCCGCAGTCTTTTTAACCGCGCTCTTAACAGCTTTTTTCATAGTAGGTTTCTTAGAAGCGTCGTTTTCTACAGTCTTCTTAGGCTTATTAGACCTTCCTCTCATTAGCTTTTCCTCCAAGGCTTTTTCTGAATTCCTCGGGGGAGATCGATCTCCGACTAGACTGTGGGGTTTTTTCTTCTACCTCAGGCCCGCACTGATCCGAAAATTTCTCATCCACCCTGCCGTCTTTTCTCTCTGAGCGTTTCTTCCGCATAATTTCGCGGACTGCATCCTCTTTTTTCCAACCTGGCAAATGAGCTATCTCGTTCAACGAACTTGCTGCATCGGTCTTCCTATTAGGTTTTTTGTTCTCTTCCTTTTCAGAAACTGGTTGTTTATTGTTTACAGGATTCTTAGGAGCAAACTGGTCTCTAAGAAACTTATAATGCATGACTAATATATCGGACTGTAACATCGTCACATCTGTGAATCTATTCTTGCTAATGATATACGTAAGCATTTCATAAAGAGCGGAACCATACTGCTGAGCTACTTTTTTTACAGACGCATTATAAGAAGGACTGCCTGTGGTTATATCAGTGGTAATTTTTATAGCGTCAACTATTACTTTTAAAATGCTCTCATATATTACTTTTACATTAACTCTAGATATCAAAAAGTCAGAAATCTTTAAAGCTTCCGGTAAATCATAAGACAACATCACCAGCAACTCACAAACCTGCTCCATATATACTGGAGACACCTTATCTACGTTTTCAACTGTTATATCACCTAAATAAGATACAGCCCTTAGTTTGTTCTCTGCGAATCTATAATACCTACCAGAAGAACGAGCTAAATTATGGATTGCATCTTCATCATAATTTAAGCTCTTACTTTTGCAGATACTAACTAATTTATTGTATATATCTTCTTCAGTAGGTTGGTTTAGCTGAATCTCAATACACCTTGAACGAAGAGTGCCGGGCATCTTATCAACTTCAGTGGTACAAAATAAAAACACTACGTTTTCTATTGGGTCTTCAGTATGCTTTAACAAAGCGTCCTTAGCTTCTTTACTTAAATTATGGCATTCATCAAAAAGAACAATACGGAAGTTTGACACACTCTCATAACGTAAGCTTTCGAACAACTCTTGTATTTTATCTTTACTGCTGTTATTCGCTGCGTCTATTTCAATATATCCAGGATTTCTATCTTTAAGGAAGGAGAGGCACGAAGAGCATTCATTACAAGGAGAGCTATTTTCTTTTCTATACTGGCATAATATACTTCTAGCAAATATACGAGCCAGGGTAGTTTTTCCAGAGGATAGTGAACCTACGAATAGATACGCAGGGTCTATCATACCTTTAGTTAAGGCAGAGCTAAGGATATCTTTGATATTATCTAACCCTATAACAGAATCAAAATCTAAAGGCCTAAACTCAGTACCAAACATTTTATCTCCTCAATAATCTATTAATACTTAATTCCTAAGTAAGAGCGGGACCTTTGATTTGATATATTTTTCAAATTTTTGGAACCCTAGAGACTGTAAACATTGGTTTGAGTCTCCGTAGCCTATATCCACAGTATAAATATTACTATCACCGTAAGTGTTTATGATCTTCTTAGCACCATACTTTCCGGGACCATCATTATCAAAAACTATGATGATCTTATCAGCAAAGAATCGAAGAAGCTGGTACTGAGATTCGTTCATAAATGAGGTCAACGTAGACACACTGTTTGGGAAAACCTTCGCAAACGAGATACAATCTATAGCACCCTCGTGAACAAATACTTTCTTACTGTTTATTATATAGGGTAAAGCCTCATACAACCCAAAGAACGCCCCTAATTTTTTTGCCTCTTCAAAAAAAACTTGTATATAAGCCTTCTTGTATATATCTCTTACAACCACCCCGTTTACATGCCCTAGAATATTCCTCAACGGGAAAATTAAGCGCTTTTGTAAGCCTTTTAAGTCCCATGTTTTCTCTTTTAATGTCTCATAATCTACTGAGCCGTCATTTTTTACATGAGCAAATTTAAGGTAGCCTAAAGAGTACTTAAGTATATCACTATCGTCCAGGCCTCTTTTATGCAAGTAATCGAGTGGGTCTGGATATGAGAAAATACTTTTTCGCGCTCTATTTGTTAGGTTATCAAGATACATTATTTTTTCTGGTAGATCTTTTCTTGGCAGCGCTTTTCTTAACTACTTTATTTTGTTTATTATTACTTTCTGGCTTCGTTCTTGTAGATACCTTAGTACCTTTAGCGGCAACAGTAAAAGACTCCCAATTATCACTACGAACTTCTTTTAGCATCCAATCAGGCATTAACTCAAACATCTTTAATTCAGTGCCTGGATAGTTCAGCGGAGATATTTCTTCTGTCGATATACCTCTCCTACTACCCATAACAAGCTCCGGGCAATAAACTTTTAATACAAATTTAAAGTCTTTAGGATTAAAGTTTCCCCATTTGTTAGTCTTTTCCCGGGCCCTAAGAAGAGTTTTACCTTCCTGTGTATCCCATTCAAAAACTTTTATTACACGAGCAATACGATTCGCCATAGGTATATTGAACTTAGGATTAACTTCCCTCAGCCATTGGTCGTAGTGAATCGTAAGAAAAACCAGTTTTCCTTCGTATTTTATATCATCCATGTAAGTAATATAGTATTGTAGAGGGTAAAATAGAAGTACTTTTTGATAATTCCTAAGGATACTAAATACTATTTAAAAAATCATTTACATCATTAGAGCTGTATAAAGCTGCTTTGATGAAATCTACCTTTTCTTTTGTTATGACATTCTTAGCTTCTTCACTTAGTTTAGTAGAAACTACCTGACCACAAGGTAGTGTCTTGTGGCTTTTAGTTATTTTAGAGACACACTCATTAGAAACAGTGTATAAGTTAGTTCCTTGCATGACTACGTTTTTACGGCAACCACCGCACTCAAAAATAAGAGGGTTAGACTCATAGGCTATAACTTTAGTCTCAGAATTACATACAGGGCACTTTATTAAAAATTCAAATAGAGTCATTTTTTACCTCACTGAACAATGTTCACAGCCAAATAGTTTTTGAGTATTGTTATACCCAAAGCATGTAAATAGTCATCTTCAGCCATAGTTAGAGGCTCAATCAGGGATACGCTGTAACCTCTATTCCTAAGTTCCTCAGCCGTGAACATTACGAATGTGTGCGTTTGAAGACCCACTAAGCTAATCTTACTAGGCTTTATCTTATTTAGCTCTGAATCTAGTGCAGTCTTATATAGTGAGTTATATGTTGTAGTATTTATTATCAATTTTAGATAAGGCTTAAATGCCTCAGGTATCTCCACATCTACACTACCAACTAGTGAGTGCGTCTTTCCGGCCATGAAAAATTTATCTTCTTTAGAATGTATTTCCCTTACCATATATATTATACTGTTATTTTTCTTGGCCGACTTTAAATAATCTACAAGTCTTACTTTTAGAGTATCAGCAGCATCTCCTAAGTAGCACGTGCCTTTAGGGTTAAAGTATGATTTTTGTAAGCAAAAAGCAATAACAACTTCACTCATTTTTTACCCTTACACAGCTCAGAACAATACTTTGAGTACTTACCTTTGTTAGTAAAAAACTTAGTGCATACCGGGCATTTCTTAAGCTCCTTAAAACCGTATGCCTTTATATATAACGTAAGGTTGTAACATATGAGCGCCTCTATCCAAGGAGCGTCCGCGTCTCTAATAATAACCCATCTCTTTTCTCCGGTCGTATTTCTACCATCACCTTCTAACACTTCACTCAAGGATGGTTTCATGTAACAGTTTAAATAATTCGTGAATTGACCGTTTATACCGTTATCTATTAAATCTTCGAGCGCGTTCCTAAAATCTTTTCTAAACACAGAGAGGTCTGGCACATTATCTAGTGCCTCCCTAGCAATTTTAATAGATTTGCTATGCTCGGTGTTATTTATGAAAGACTTCACAACACCATCTGCGCCTGTTACTTTGTTAGAAAATCTTACAAACAAAGGTTCTACTCTCACAACACCCTCACAAAATGGTTAAGAGGCTTTATCCTCTTTTTATATCTAGACCTTAATAGAAACCTTTTTCTTCTAGGCTCCACAGTCATCTGCAGGTCGGGGATTTTTTCGTTTTGCATGTCTAGAAAGAACATCACAGACACCACCCCACTACTTAGAATTTTATTTAATTGATGTAAAACCTTATCTTGTTGAATATAGTCTTTTCCGTAGTACTCGTTAATAACGCGTATAGCCTCTACAACAGACTCCCTTATACGCGCGTTATCGATATCGACTTTATATTTATTATCACTCATACAAAAATACTAATAATGAATAGATTATCAAACATTGAATGCTTTTAATATGTAGGCCTCGAATAACAACCTTTTCGGCATAGAGCTAGTTCTAAGCTTAAAATCCAGTTCATTGAATAAGTCCAATAGCTTTAAAAGTTTGACTTTATTGTAAATGGACAGGACAGTAAAGTATTTAGTTTTAACTATGAATTTGTTTATACCTATTAAGTCTGATATCTCTTCAGCGGACTTATTCTGTGAACGGTATGCTCCGATCTTGTATATCTTTTCTATATTATTAATAACCATAAATATAAGCTTAACATAGTAATCTTCTGAAAACTTGTGAAACTCTTTTAAAGCTTTGTCTCTTCTTTTATGAAGCAGGTGCTCCATAAACTCAAAGACCTTGGCTTCACTAGACTCCGAGATATACCTAACAGCCGTTTTATCTATTTCCTTGTCCTCATAAATTATTTCTAGCTTTCTAATCTCAGAGTCTATCGCATGGAGGTCACTAGATTTCATATCTACTAAAATCTTCGGAATATCACGGTCAAACCTGAGATTCTTAGCTACCATCCTAGAAGAGACCCACTTCAGGCAGTCTCTATCGGTCATAGCTTCGATCTTAACTAAATGACACTCTGATCTAAAATTAGTATATGCCTTATTTTTAGCCAGTGTTTTACGCTCTATGAAAACGAGGATATCGTTAGTTGGAAGATTAGTTATATTATAAAGTTCTTTCACGGCAATAGCGTCCAAGTCCCAAAGACAGATAATTGTGGGCTGGCTATCAAACAGCTCACCGCGATGATACACCTCCAAAAAAGCATCGATATCCGGGCACATTTTGTATGCGTAGTCCTTAAAAATAGAACGTATCTTTTCTACGCACTCGTTTATCAGGAAGGGTTCTTTTGAAGCTACAAGTATCTTGTTATTACCTTTTTCTATTATATCCCTACTTAGATTCATTCTTCTTCTTTGCCTTTTCAGCTTGTATTAATGTATACGACCATAGAAAAGCAGATAATACTCTAGTCTTTAGGTTTACATTAACTCCTCGATTGTACTGCTCCAAAGATTTTCTTACTTTCTCAATCGAACAAAGACATAGCTCATCTGAAAATAAATTTTGAGCTTCTACCAACTCATCAAAATTACCTTCATACACAAGAGCCTCTACACCGTCATAGTGCATTTTCATTATATCGTTTAAATATAATATATACGCCTCTACAAAAGGAAGAAGGCTTTGCTCTTGTTCCTTCTGGTTAATAAGAGCTATCAAATCATCCTCATCCATTTTATGTAATCTACCGACAAAGGAGGGCACGCTTTTTAACTCTTCTAAATAAGTATTGTAGTCGCTAAGGATGCTACCAGTTAAATAAGGCACTGCTCTTTTAAGTTTGCTAAGATTGTTGTTAGAAAAACCCTTAGACTTCAAAATACTCACGTACTCATCAGGGGATAGATTACCAAAGCTTATCTGGGAAGTTCTAGAAACTACTGTAGGTAAAATTTTTTGAGGGTTGCTAGAGATAGATATAATAATCGCATACTCTTTTAAATCCTCAAAAATCTTCAAAAGCCCGTTGGCGGCACCGTATGAGATTTCTTCAAGGTCGTTTAATATAACTACGCGCTTATTGCTTTTAAAAGGTAGCAACGATAGAAATTTTTCCATACTTTCTATATCGGATACCTTTATATTCTTATCAGCGTCGACTTCCATTAAATCTGGTACGTTGGGAAAAAGCCTGCAAGATTCGCATCTGCACGAATCGTCTTGAGTCCCAGTACATAAGAGGTATCGCGCTAATACCTGAGATATCGTATGCTTACCTACACCTTTAGGGCCTTGTAACAGGTAGGTACCCTGGAACTTATCATTAAGTACCCAATCTGCAAATTGGGATACAACATCCCTATGCCCTTTTATCTTAGTAAAAAACACGACAAAGGACCTCGTCTATTAAAGTTAGAAATGTAGAGTAATCACGTAAGTGATTGATTTTTCTTTTTCTTCTTCTGTATTAGTATTGGTTTCTTTTACTTCTTCTTTTTCATCTTCTATCATTTGTTCATGCATAACGCTTACGCAATCCTTGAATAGCGTATTCATTATGTAAGGCCTAAGGCACAACCCGCTAGGGAAGCGATCCGTTGGCGGTTCTACAGAATGCTTTGGTAATTAAATCAAAGACTTATGTTCTGCGGGAGTTCTACGTGGTCCCCTCTCACGTTCATTCTTACTCGCTTCAGCAGTCTTACACGAGCCACTCGGTTGGTCTACCCCCTGGCTTACTCAAAGCTACTTATAAAGTAAGAATGGTGCTTGGTTAAGAATCTCCAAGCTTCTTCAAGTTACTTTCCCAGCGCTTAAGGATATGTTCTAGGTCGCCGTACATATCCTTAATCATTACCGGAGTAACTGAGTATATATCGAAAGCAACAATATAAGAAGATAGATCTTCAACACAAGAAGAAAGGCATCTCTTATAATGTTGTTTCAATTCTGACTCTTTAATACCTTTTGTAGTTTTAGGTACCTTTATAGTAAAGAAAATCAAATCTTTATCTGGAACGTACTCTTTCTTAGTCCCATCTACTATATGCTTCTTTTGCTGCTCACTAAGATTAGAGTTAATAGGGATTAGATAAGGTGTTCTGCCCCCTGAATACAGAGTTTTGAAGAAGTCTGTAAACATACTCATAGTAAGATTGTCTGGAGATATTAGGGTAACGATCATAATTAAGTCCTTTCGTAGGTAATATACTTATTGGGTTCAGCAAAACAAAATAAAAAGTTATGTTAGGTATAGCACAAGGTCATACTTATAAGGTTTTTAAGGTTTTTTGTATTTTTGTATTTCCCCTGTATTAGTATTAGTTTCTTTTACTTCTTCTACGAAGAATAAATAAATATATAAATATATTTAATATATATATATATAGCATTAACTTAAATAGAGCTATATGACGAGAGACTTATTACAAATAAGTATAATGACTAACGAAGAGTTTTTTACCTTTTTTGTTTTATTTTTTCAATGCCACGTAGTATATTTAATCAGCGTGCTATGTTTTCTATATAGGAAAAAACAGAAGGAATTTTGATGAGCAATCCTAAAGAGTTCGATCCAGAAGAGATGAACGAAAATCTATTCAAGACAACAGCGATTACCTTTAGCTTAGAAGGCATCTCAAGAGACCTTGAAACTTATATGCAGAAGAAGATTACTTTCAACAACAGAAACTTCAAGCATATGTCTGACATTATGAGATCGATCTCTACTTGCGACCCCGATATTCAAAAGACTTTACTAGTTAAGAGAAACTCCATACTAACAAAGATGCTAGAAGAAACCTATAAAGAGATGCAGGATGTTAATGCTCTTCTGTCTTATCTTGTTCATAAGATAATGGACAAAGAAATAGAACTTAAAAACGACTTAAAAGACGCAGAAGAAATAGAAGAGGGCAACAAAGGTAAAAAAGACACTACAGACAACTTAGAAGATAATTAGTAATAAACAGTAACCAGGAAAAATCTAGGAGCGACAACATGCGTACAGGATTTGAAACTTATGCGTCATTCTTTAAAAGTCACGCTGATATGATGCAGGCTTTGTTTCTAACAGTAGACACACTTAGAGACCACCAAAACGAAGACAGTCAGATTTCTAAAATAATACCTAAAGTTAACGGTAATATGTGTAAGATTGAAGATCTTTGCAAATACCTCAAGGAAAAAAATCCCCGTATAGATTACATAGACAGAGACCATATTATCGAGCTGTTTTTTAAAGACCGGGAAAGAAGAATATCTATAGTAGATAGAGAGTATGTACAATACAGAAGTATTTCTTACGTACAACCGCCTTCAACATTATATTTTGGCACCGTGAAAAATTTAGTAGGTAGGATGCAAACTTCCGGTATTAAAAGCCGAACAAAAGGTTTTATTAAACTATACGACTCTCCTGAGAGTGCTAAAGAGTTTGCTAAGCAGTTTGCTAACCGAGAGGGAGATATTATTGTAGCAGTAAAAGTTAATGCGGGTTCAGCATTCACTGAAGGTACTAAGTTCTCTACTCACAACAAAGGTGAATATATAGCGGTTCGTATCGATAGAAGGCACATAGAAGATGTTGTAGAGTTTGACGAAGAGCCTGGCGAAGGTGTGGAGGTAGGTAATGAAATCCCTAAAGCGTAGCCTAATAGCCTTTACCCTCCTATTACCGGTCTTACTGAGTTTAGGATTAGCGGTATGGAGGTCTGTGGTTGACCCTAAAATAGTTAATATTTTCAACTATTTTGTATATGGGTTTGTTATTGCTGTTTTTTTTATAGTCTCTATATTTATAGTTCTGATAATACTGAATTGTACAAACAATGCGTATAAGCTAATGTTCGGTAAGTCTGCCGTAGTTACAGGTAAGAATAAAAGAGAAAATAAGGGCTAATGGAAACAATCGTAGGTATTATAGACCGTTTGGTTTTTCAAGCGGACGACAGTGACTATAAGATATTTATACTCAAAAAGCGGGACAAGAGTAAAATATCTGTGCAAGGAGAATTCCAGGACTTATACATTGGCACTAAGATAGAGGTTCATGGAGAATTTACCCAGCATAAAAAATATGGTATGGGTTTTAGAGCGGACGCATACACCTTTGCTCACGGCGACAGTCCTAATAGTATTCGGTTATATTTACAATCTATCGCTAAATGGATCGGCCCAGAGAGATCTAAATTAATCGTCGATAGATTTGGTACTGACTTAGACAGTGTTTTAGAGAAAAACCCGGAAAGAATATGTGAGGTTGAAGGTATAGGAAAAGCATCAGCTTTATCTCTAGCTGAAGCGTGGCTTGAGAATAAAGAAATGAAAAATATTCGTATTTTTCTGCAGTCTTTGGGATTAACAACATTCAAAATAAAAAAAATTATTAGCAGCTACGGGCCTAAATCTGAGCAAATCTTAAAAGAAAACCCATACAAGTTGACTGAAAAAGGCTTTGGGTTTAGTACTTGCGACTCAATCGCGCAAAAGTTAAAAATAGGCCCTGATGCTGAGATTAGGTATAAATATTTTATCATAAGCACTCTTAAAGAGTGCTTAACATCAGGCCACTTATACCTACTTCCGTCGGATTTAGTTAGGGCTTTTAACAAATATAATAGGGTTGTCCACTTCCAGTTTAACGACGGCAAAGAGATAGATTTCGAAACCATAAAACCTTATTTGAGGGCGCTAAGAGATGAAGGGTTTGTTTATGTTGAAGGCAATAAATTCTACGACTTAGAGTCTTATTTCTTTGAGAGTGACTCAGCCCGGCTAACTCATAAGATAATGAAAACACCTCCTCGTGTAGAGATGGACAAAATCTCTACAGAAGACTTTATAAAAAAGTATGAGGACTCCAACAATATAACTCTTAGCGGTGAGCAAAAAGACGCTATAACTTCCTTTGTTAATGAAAAGATTATGGTAGTTACCGGGAGTCCTGGTACCGGTAAAACTACTGTTCTTAAAGCTTTCGTACATCTTCTAAGAGCTAATAATCTTACCTTCGAGTTACTCACACCTACAGGTATATCGGCTAAGAAATTAGGGGATACAGCCGGTCACACAGCGATGACTATTCACAGGAGGCTTGGTTATAAAGGTAACGAGTGGACATCTAATGCCGACGAGAAGTACTCCACTGATGTAGTGATCGTAGATGAAACATCTATGGTAGATATGGAAGTATACTACAGGTTGGTTTCAGCCTTGTACCCGTACACTAAGCTCGTATTTGTAGGAGATTATGATCAGTTACCTTCAGTAGGGCCTGGTTGTGTGTTAAGAGAGTTGGTGAATAGCGGAGCTGTAAAATCTATATTTCTATCGACTATATTCAGACAATCTGAACAGTCAGATATTATCAAACAAGCGGTTAAGATTAAGGAAGGCGATACCGACTTATCCTTATTTAAAAAAGATAAATCAGCTGATATTTGGTTTTTAAGAGATAACAGGCCTGGAAATATAGAACAGATAATTATTAAATTTGCTAAAGAGTTAAAAGACAGTGAAAAGCTTAGGTCTAAAAAACAAGGGTTTCAAATTATTACTCCCAGGAATACTGGTCCTCTAAGCGTAGAGACTTTGAACATAGCATTGCAGAGTGTCTTAAACCCACCATCTTCAGAAAAGAAAGAGTTGAGAACTAATAGCTGTATTGTACGTAAGGGTGACCGCATAATAATAAAAAAGAATAACTATGATTTAGGCGTATTCAATGGAGATATCGGCAAAGTCATAAATATATCTCCTGGTCATGTCCTTTTAGATGTAGATGATTTTTCAGTAGGAGGCAAACGGCGTATCGACATGCCTTCTAAGATGGCTAATGATATGATTAAATTAGCTTATGCGGTTACTGTCCATAAGAGTCAGGGGTTAGAGTACCCTCTTGTCATTCTGCCTTTTATAAAGGCGCACGGAAGAAACATGCTGCAGAGAAATCTTTTGTACACGGCTCTTACTCGTGCTAAGAAAAAAGTTATTATACTAGGGCAGGGCTCTGCTATACAGCAAGCTATAGAAAACGATAAAATTCAGAGAAGAAACACCATTTTTGGTGAGAGGGTAAAGTTATGGACCAAAGGAGAAGCAGCCTCATTGCGGGAGCGTTACGGGGATACCAGCAACTATCAGAATGCTCCTGCGCTGAAGCGTCTATTGTCTCTAGAGGCGAAATAATAGTTTCATCCTCATATACATTCGAAGTAATACCGGGTAAAGGCATCTATAACTCAACTATTATCGATGCTGTGTTAAAATATTTCTTAAACGCCAGGGTAGGGTTTGAGGGTAATAGCTTACATATATTCTCTACTTATTTCCCTAACGAGACTGAGATTAGATTTTTACACACATCAGGTATAAAGAATATATACTTTTTTGGAGATGTAACAGACCCAGGAACAGTTAAATACCTAAAGAGCCATGATGAGGTGTGCGATAGAATGAAAAATGAAGAACAGAAATTTAATATCGTAAAACTTTTTTGATATATTATTTCTTTTTTTTATTTCGGGTTATTATATTCAGTAGAACAGTTTTATAGGAGATGTGTAGTATGGCATTAGATTTAGAAAAAATTGCAGACCAGCTTTCTACTCTTTTTGTAGCTGTAGGCGAAAAAGACGCAACAGACTACAAAAAGCTACAAATGAAACTATTGTCTTGTAACGCTAATCAAGATACGGTAGTCACCCATCTGACTCGTATAGAACCTTTGATAGCTAAGCAGGAAAACTCTATAGCTAATAAAAAGTTTGAGTTAAGTACTAGAAAACAAGACATTAAAACGAATGTAGAGAATGTCAAAAAGCTCCCTACAGGCAAAGAAAGAGATGAAGCCGCAGAAGAGATGCTTCACACTGACTATAAGGAGCTTTTAGCAATGGACAACTATCTTAACACACTTAAGATGGTTAGAAGTGCTCTTACAGCAACTCTCAGAAAACTTAAGACTACAGAACAAAACATCAAGTTACTTAAAAGTATGCTTGATGAGCAAGTAAATAAGCTGAGTGTAGGGTCAGACGGCGACCCTGATGTAGCACACCTCCAAAAGAGTTTATCCGAACTTGATAACCTGGATGATCAACTCGAAGATGAAATTGGGTTAGACGATGATGTAGAAGATAGCGAAGAATATACTGAAGAACATTATAGCGATGATGTGTCGCACGATGAATCCGAGCAGCCAAGCAATGAGCCACTGGACTCTCAGGATAGTCACGATGATGCTGAAGAGCTATTAATGGATCTCGATGATTTAGCTGAATCCGGGAGCGATGAATCCGATGAGCCAAGCAATGAGCCACTGGACTCTGAAGAAAGTCGGGAGGAAGAAGTAGAATCAGAAGAGAGTAGTGATGAGGATTCAATCGAGTTGCTAATAGGCGGCGATGATGATTTCGATCCATTAGAAGAAGATTCTTCTGAAAACAGCACTCAGGAAGACGAGGGAGTTACAGATAAACAACCTGCTCCGAGTAGTATTGAAGAAGAGGCTAATTCTAAACGTAAGAGAACACCTATGGAAGAAATATTAGGTGAAGATTTACCTGACGGTGAGCCTATGACCCGCCCGATAGAGAGTGCAGTAGTAGAGGACAGCGATATAGACATATCCTCGTTCATGGACGACGATATAGACTTAGTAGGCGAAGAAAACAGTACAGAAGATTCAAGTAGTGGTGATTCACAGGAAGAAGTTAAAGTAGAAGATTCTCGACCTGAAGAAGAGAAGGAATCTAAGGTAGTAGAGGACGACGCCTCTATAGGCGAAGAATATGACATAGAGTCACTATTGGATATGTAGGTCAATCATGGATCCTCAAGACATTGTCATGCAGACGGTGTTAGAAATTCTAGGTGAAAAGATTGACCCGGAGATTTTGAAAAAAGCTAATACAAAGGAGCTTAAAAAAAAGCTCTGGCAATCCTTAAACAGAGAGCTTTTTTATGTCTTGCTTAAGGAAAAAAAGCTTGGTCTTTCTCCGGGTTTCGGTACTGTATTTGTCAAAAGCATAAAAGAAAAAGACAAAAAAGTCTTTGACAAAAAGAGTGATAAGATGGTGACGAAGAAGGTACGGGGCAGCAAGGTCATATACCGTCCCGGTGACTCTATAAAAAGTTTATTATAACACAAAGACACTTAAGGAGTATTATCATGGGTGTACAAGCGTTTGGCGCTGACAATGATGAGGTCAGAGGGTATTCGTTTAAGTCTTGGAAGGCAAAAAGCGGAGAAAAATATCGTATAGGTTTTGTTTTCTTTGACGAGAATCCTAAAAGTATGTTCCTCGGGGTTCCGGTTCATTATAAAGATCGTTACTTCGTTTGTAAGAGCACTCCGGAGAAAAAAGCGATTTGCTGTACTCATAGCTATGACGGCAACAAACCTCGTTGGCGCGTTGGCGGAGTTATAGTTATGTATGAGATGTCTGAAAAGAAGCTTCGTAGCTATAAGCTAAAACCTTGGGTTTTTACTGATAAGATGTATCAGAAGCTCAAAACAGCTAACGAAGAGTTCCCTCTGAGTAGGCACGATCTTATACTTTCATGTACAAACGAAGATTACCAGACAATTGAACCGCAGCCTTGTAAAGAAAGTTTTTGGCAAATGAAAGACGCACTTAAGAATAAAATTCTTGATGAGGCTAAGATTATCCACCAGGAAGTAGGTGACAACCTCGCTTCTGACTTGTCTATCGAAGAGGTCAAAGAACTTCTAGGTATTGACGACGCTGGTTCAGGCGACGCGGCTGAAAATGTTGAACTTGGTGATGTTTTGGAAGACATGTAAAGAAATGGGTCTGGGATTAAGGCGGTTAGGAATTAAAACGCGGGTGTGCGTGCCCAACAAAGGGGCCTGCTAACGCGGGCCCCTGCTTTTTAGTAAGAGGTATATATGGCATACATTTTGGGATTAGATCCATCTTTAAAAAAAGCTGGTTATGTTGTTCTTGACACAGACGGTAAGGATAATGTGACGGTTGAGCGTGGTATGTTAAAAACCTCTCCTAAAGACGGTATACTAATTCTCCGCCTCTTAAAACAATCTTCCCAAGTCGCTGAGATAATTGAGAAATACGATATAAAATTTATCGGCATGGAGGCTCCATTTTTTGACGCTTTCTCTACAGAACAACTTTTTGCACTAAATCAATTTTTGCACAAAATTTTTCTAGAGAAGAGTATTTATGTGGTGTGTTTTCCTCCTCAAGCACTTAAGAAACTAGTATACCCTGATGTCAGCGTCCGAGAAATACATAAAGCTCAGATGATCGATAAAGCTAAAACTATGCTTGACCTTCACGGACATAGATTAGCAGAAGACGTAGCTGATGCTTTTTGGGCGGGGCATTTTGGTAGAAGGTTTTATAAGTGGTTTATCCAAAAAAGCTTATCTGAAAAAGACCTAGGAGTTTATGAGAAACATTTGTTTTGCGGTAAGCACACCTTTACTCGTGGCGCTAAAAAAGGAGTCACAGAGTACAAAGGTATAATTTATCGTGAGAATGAACTGTTTTTTGACTTCAAAGAAATTAAAAGGAGAATAAAAGATGTCGCCGAAAAAGAAAGTGACAGGAAATAAAATCGCGTCTAGTAATACCAAGAAAAAGGACTCAGCAGATACTTTCATTCAATCACTAAAGAAGCAAGGGATGCTTGGTGATATCACAAAGGAAATAAAATTTATACCTACAGGTTCGTGGGTAGTTAACCGTATCATCGGTGATGGTTCTCATACTAACTCTCCCGGCGGGTTCCCTAGAGGGTATATAACCGAAGTGTTTGGGGATGAAGGGTGCGGTAAGACTACATTAGCATTACATGCGTGCCAACAAGCCCAACTACTCGGTGAGCGAGTTATTTACGCTGACTTCGAGCACTCTCTTCGCACCCAATTTAATTACATAAAAAACATAGGACTAGACTTAAGCCCGTCTAAGTTCATCCACCTTACCCCTTCTTGTTTAGAGGATGGTGTTAAGCAAATCGGTAGAGCTCTGAAGGAGCTAAAGCCTGGTATTATAGTTGTTGACTCTGTAACTACTATGCTACCTAAAGCGTCTTTCGACGCAGATGCAGATGATTCTGTCCAAATTGGCTTGCACGCTAAACTTACAGGCACATTTTTAAATTGGATGAGTAAGTATCTTGAGGATGCAGACACAGCTCTTGTATTACTTAATCAGCTTAGAAGCGCTATTAAGGGTAAATACGACAGAGGTCCTGATGAAGTTACGTCAGGCGGAAGAGCTCCAAGATTCTTTTCTACTGTACGTGTCGAACTCCGCGCGGGAAGAACTCAGACTATAGACGAAAAAAGCATTATAACAGGAGAGAAAGAAAAAACAAAGATCAACCAAACAGTTAAAGCTACCGTCATAAAGAATAAGCTTGATGTGCCATTCAAATCGGGACCTCTTTATATAGCTTTTGGTCAGGGCATTGACAATATAATGTCTCTTATAACTTTAGCTATAAACAAGAAAGTTATAAACAAAGGAGGGGCGTGGTATGAGTTTAACGATCCAACAGATAAGTATAGTTTCAAAGTACAGGGTACCAACGCAATTAAAAAACACCTAGAAGAACATCCTGAGGTTCTTGAAGCTATGAAGCCGTACCTTTTACCTTCTGAAGACACTAAAGAAATGTTAAGGGTTCGTAACGAGCTAGAGTCTAGAGGAGAAAGTAACCTAACCGAAGAGGAGAAAGATAACCTTAAGAGGCTCAAAGCTATGAATCTGGACGAGGATGAAAATTACGACCCTGACTTAGAAGCCGGGGATGATGCCTTAGAAGAACTTGACAAAATGATGAGCGGAAAAGGCGGCGAGGGAAGTGACGAATAATGATACATATAGAGATCACAAACTTCGAGTCTATTCGCCATATAAAGTTTGATATTGACGGCTTCACCACTATAGTAGGTAGAAATTTTATAGGAAAGAGCGCAGTATTGAGAGCTATCAATGCTGCGCTCACTAATGCCTCAGGTACAAGCTTTATAACCTGGGGAGAAACTTATAGTGAAGTTAAGATAAAAAATGAAAAGATAGATTTACTATGGCATAAAGAAGATGGGAACAACTTCTATGTCATTAATGGCCAGAAGTACACTAAGGTTGGAAAATCTGACCCGCCTGATGAGATATTTCAGGTAGGCCTCGGTCCTACTACTATAGGAAAAGATAAACTCAATCTCCTCTACGTAGAGCAATTCTACCCCCTATTCCTTGTAGATAAAAAAGATTCTAAAGGTATAGACCTTCTCACAGCAGCTTACGGCCTGGATAAGATCTATAAAGCTATAGATCTATGCAACAAGGACCAGAGGTCTAATAAAGACCTCCTAAGAGTCCGTAAAAAGGATCTAGATGTACTATCAGAAGAGATCAAGAAGTACGAAGGTGTAGAAGATATACTTAAGCGTAAGGAAGAAATAGTAAGAAATAAAAAAGCTCTCGATGCTAAGCAGCAGAAAATAGCAAGACTAGGAAAGCTCTATGAGAGATTAGACATACTTTCCAAGCAGGTTAGAGTTCTTCAAGGCATTAGTTCTGTAGAAGTGCCGAATGCTTCCCATCTCGCTACAAAGAAGAAAGACCTTACCAAGCTATCTAGATACAATGCGGCTTATAATAAACTCGCTCTTGCTATAAGTTCCTTGAAGCCCGTAGAAGAAATAGAGATCCCCAAGAACAACAAGAAGCTTAAGGAGCTTAGAGATAGCTTAAGCGGTCTAGGGTCATTCTCTTCAAGATACTCTAAGCTTTATAAAGAAGTTACGAGACTTAAAGGTGTAGAGAACATAAAATTACCCGTTTCTCCCGATTCTTCTTATGAAAAGATAGACGTGTTAGAAAATGTTCGTAGCAAATTAATAAACGTTAGAGATGAGTATCAAACGTTAGAAAAATCTTTAGAACACACAAAGGAAGAGGAGCACAAGCTCTTAAAAGATAAGGAACAATTTAAAGGTATGTGTCCTCTTTGCGGAGGTAGTTTGAATGATATAAGCAAGGAACCTATATAAGATATGAGTAAAATAAAGTTCATAACGTTTACGGACGTACATATTAGCGATACTAACCCTCAATCCCGGCTGGGTTGTTATAGGGATGATATTTTAGACAAGCTAAATATGATAGGTATGTTGGGTAATAAATTAGGAGTAGACTTTTTTGTTTGTGCAGGAGATATGTATAATCTTAAGGCTCCTATGAGAAACTCCCATCTATTAAACAATATGCTCATAAATACATTTAGTAGGTATAAAGCTCCTTTATACATGATCGAAGGCAATCACGATTTAACTAATGATAGTTATGAGAATTTTGAAAAACAGCCTATTTCAGTACTATACAATAGCGGGGCAGTTAACAGGCTAACAGGAAAAACTATTACTATAGCCTCTAAAGACGATGAAAATTTTAAGATGAACTTAAGAGGCTTTCCTTTTACAGAGGCACCAGACTTAACTGATCGTAAAGAATACCCGCTTGCTAACTCCGGCGTTGACTTAAGTGTTTGTGCAATGCACTTATATGCTACGGTAAATGGCGGCAATCTGTTCAAACAAAAGCTCTACTCGTATGAAGACATAGCACAGTTAAAAGACGATATTTTTGTTCTTGGGCACTACCATGTAGATCAGGGTGTAGAAGTGGTAGGTTCTCAGCATTTTATTAATGTAGGCGCTGTTAGTCGTGGTTCTCTAAGCCATGATAATATAAAAAGAATACCTAAAGTATGTGTAGTTACCTGCACTAAAGAGAATAATCAAATAACCACAGAGACTCAAGTTGTTAAGCTTAAAGTAAGGCCTGCTAGTGAAGTGTTTATATTAGAAGAGAAAGAGAAAGAAGAGAAAAAAATGAAGGAGGCTGAAGCCTTTGTGGCGCATCTTAAAGACGCGGTAACAAGTAAAGATGATATAGAAGGTACAGAAGGATTCATAAACAAGCTTAAATCAGAGAACGTAGATATAGAGAATAAGGTTTTAAAGAGGGTAGAGAGTTATATACAAGAAGCGGACATAGCTTTAAAGGAAATAAAAAAATGAGATTATCTTATTCGAAGTATAAGATGTATGTTGAATGCCCTAGGAAATACAGGTGGGTTAGCGATAGAAGGCCTATTACTGTAAAGTCTAGTAAGTACTTCGCCTTGTATGGTATAGTAATACAAAGATTTTTTGAATTCTATGTTAACAAGTATGTTAAAAAAGGTATAAGGTTAACTAACGAGCAGATTCGATCCTTCTTGAGAAAAGACTGGGAAAGAACACTAGACTATGAGTATGTTATTTGGGATGACCCCTGGTGCAAAGAAAGCTCTGAAGAAATTTTTGAGTCTATCTATAATGATGTTTTAACAAATATTGAGAATTTTGATTTTTTTAAGTACGCCCGCTCAGAAGTAATCTACAATATAACTTTAAAGAAAACTAAAGACGAGTTACACGGTAGGTTGGACTTTATTGTAGAAAAGCCGGACGGGACTGTAGAGATCTTAGACGGCAAAGGCACTACAAAGATAGAAAAGAATGTAGACAAAGAGCAGCTTTATTTCTATGCTATGTTGTACTATTTAAGACATAAAAAGCTACCTACTAAGGTAGGTTTTTGGTACTATAAATTCCAAAGAATAGTATATATCGATATGGACATGGATACCTTAATAAGTTTTAAGAAAAAATTTGCTTTAGTTAAAAAAAGTATTAAAGAAGATAGAACTTGGGAACCTAAGGTTAAGATTACTAAAGCCTGCAAGTTTTGTGATTACAAATCTGATTGCGACGCCTACAATTTGAAGAAGGAAGCGAATAGGCTGAAAAGAAACAAAGGGGTGCCCTTGCCTGCTGTTGGGAAAAAGGTTAGTTTTGGATTCTAGTTCTAATATGAAACTACCAAAAATTATATTGTAATATAAGGAGAATTTATGAGCCAGGAACAAGTAGAAAAGTATATGGAGCTTGAGGAGAAACTCAAGGACGTATCTACAAGAAAAATACGTATAGAAGAGCAGTATAAATCTAAGAAAAGTGACTTGAAGGAACTTATAGATGAGATTAAGGGGGAAGGCTATAATCCTAAGGAGTTAAAAAGTATTATAGCTACTCTTGAGAAAGAGTTTGATCAAGAACTCAAGGATTTTGAATCTTCATTAGATAAGATATCATCTCAGCTAAGTAAAATAGAGGGCTAGTATGGAAATTAAGGTATCTGTAATAGAATTTAAGAAAGCTATATCGATAGCAAAGAAAGCACTTCCAAAAATTATACTTCAGGAAGAGAGGGGTCATATCTTATGTTGTGCTGAGGAAGATACTATGGTAGTGTCTGCCACAAATAACGATATAAAAGCGCAAATAAAGATTCCTTTGGCGGAGACTATAGAAGCTGCGATGTCTTTTACTTTAGACCCTAGAATAGCTGAGAAGATTCTTACGAAGATAGATATAGATGAAACTACTATCGAGTACAATGAGGAAGAAAAGACTGTGCTTGTATATACAACAGAGAATAAGCAATCGTTTACTACTCTCCAATCATTCCCTCCGGAGAAAATGCTTACGTTCACAATACCTGAGGTGACTGAATATGATATCAGGAAAGATTTAATTCAAGCCGCTTTAGAGTTCACTAACAACTATTTAGCGCCTCTTAAAGAAAACAAGAAGCAATATGACTTTGTTATCTTGAATAACGGTATTGCCTATGGTGCTAATGGTGTTAATAAAATGGGTTTTTTTGTAAGCGGGCCTCTTAAGAACTTTAGTAACTTTAAGATACGCAAAGAATCGGTACCGTTTATGATAGCGGCTCTTAGAGATCTTAAGGGTGAGGAAACCGTGAAAATGGTAGAAGGTCAAAAAGACGTGGGTCTGACAACGGAAGACGGAAGAGTATTCTTTTCCTGTCTAAAGTCTGGTGTCGAGTCTCCCAAAATAAATACAGATTTAATAAAGGGAGATAGCGCGTATACGCTTATAGATAAAAATAAGCTGCTTAAGACCTTAGACAGGCTTACAGCATCTAATACTTCTTCTGCAGGTGCCGGTATCCAATATGAACTTACGGGCGTTAATGAGAATGCTTCTATATCTTTTCATCTTATATCTAATCTCAAAGCAGTTGAGCAAATGGATTGTATAAGAGTCAACGACGAAGATAATCAAGAAGTATCTCATGTATTAGACTTCAAACTTTTTAAAGGTATACTATCTTCTTTCGGTGAGAAGGGTATTAATCTGTATATTAATGATGCGAGTAAGTTCTTTAAGGTCACCTACAAAGGAGATATCGAAGGCACTAAGTATCTTGCTGCAGGTATTGGAAGTTACTCTAAGGTTGTAAACAATGGATGAGATTAAATTCGACACTACTATGAGCCGTATTAATTTCTTAGAGGGTGTCTATGAGAGTAAAAGGACTCAAATTAAGAAAAAAGAGGTAGAAGTATCTTATCTTGAGACTGAGTCCGTCATCCTTAGTAAGACTGAAAAGGTACTAAAGCATTTGATAGACACTTTGGCTAAAAAGGATCTATCAAAGATGGACGAGCTTGTTACATACGGCTTAAATACTATATTCCCGGATAGGGACATATCCTTTAAATCCGAACTCGTTGAGAGAGGGTCTAAACTAAGGATAGACTTAAACACTATTTACAGAGAAAAGGAGGTAGACCCAAGTTCGCACGGGAGTGTTACCGTTATAGAGAGTTTTCTACTAAGAGTCCTTTGTTTAATTAAACTTAAAAAATACCCATTCCTTTATATGGATGAGCCTTTTGGCGCAGTTGACTCTGAGTACGCATACAAAGTAAGCCCTCTTATATCGGAAATATCTAAAAAGCTAAAGTTGGATGTTTTGTTAGTTACGCATAATCCTACTTTTATGGAAGATGCTAAAAAGGTGTATAGACTAAAAAATATAAAAGATAATCTAATCATCGAGACAATAAAAAAATGAGAACCTTTATACAACTAGACGTGCAAAATTTATTTTTTTCCGCAAAAGATATTAATAGGCGCATAGATTTTTTGCGGATCCGTGACTTTCTGAAGGAGAATGAAGAGGACATTCTCGATATGGTGGCTTACATAATTAGAAGCCCGGACGCCAACAGCGATAGATTTGAAGCGCTATTAAGTTCGTTGGGGTATGAGTTAAATATCAAACAAGCGCACATCGGTAAAGATTCTGAAGGTAAGAGAATATACAAGGGCACTGATCAGGATATTGCTATATGCATCGACTGTATGAGAAACATCGATAAGTTTGATAAGTGGGTACTCATGTCTGGAGACGGGGATTTTCTGGACCTCTGTAAATATCTTAAAGAAAAAGGTAAATATGTGGAGGTCTGGTCTCTACCAGGTTTAAGTTTCAATAAGAAATTCTGCGATTACGTAGATCTTATTAGATTCTTGGACAATAAATTTTTCTTCAATAAAGAAGAAAAGAAGAAAAACGAGGAGACCGATAATGCGTAGTCCTGGAGTAATTTATAGAAAATACAGACAACTTAAACGTAAATACTTATACGAAACTATACAGGCATCTCGTAAGAAAAGGCACGAAAACTGTGCTTATGGGCAGCTGCTCAAATATAGAGATGAGCGAGGTATTGAAAAAGAAGTTAAGTTGTGCACTTACAATTGTATGCCTTGTAACCTTGTTGATAATACTTGGTCTCCTACGTGTTCAGGGAGCACTAAAAGTGTAGAGGGTCTTGATATCTGTACGTGCCCTGGAGAGTGTCCGGCTTTTGCCTCTAAGTGGTCTAAAGAAGAGGTTACAGCTAAGTTTGAAGAAACTCTTAAAAACGATGACCTTAAGCGTAGATACTACCCAGAGCTAGAAGCGTATCAATGGGTCTTAGATAAGTCTCTTACAGATGCTGTGGAAGAGCCTAAACTTATAGGTAAAGTGGTAATATTCTTAATAAAAGCACTGGAAGATTTTCTTAAATTTGTTAGCGGGAATAAAAAAGAACTAGGTTAAAATAACCCTTGTCTAATAATCTATTCATATCCACGGCGGTATAGATAGATATAAAAGTAGATAAAAAGGAATAGATTATGACTGGATATAAAAAATACCTAGCTATAGAAACCGCAGCTTGCTACAATTTTGCCCCGCTTATTAAAAAAGTCAAAGATGAGTTAAAGAACAGGAACCCTGGGTTAGAATACGAGACTTTAGTGGGTTTAATGTATAAAAATCTTAAAGGTTTTTCTATTAATAACCAAACCTTTGAGTATGATCACCAAGAGAATTATTTAGGCGGGGCTCGTTGGTTTGTTAAGTGCCCAAAATGCGGTAAAAAGTGTTTTAAACTGTATCTGCCTAAAGAAGGTACCGGTAGAGAGCGGTTATATCTTTGTAAGATTTGCCACAACCTTAAAAATGCTTCCTCATTGATGGGTGCTTCTAAAAAGTATCAAAAAGTGGTAAAACCTTTAAAAAAGCTTGAGAAGCTTAAGAAGTCTCTATTGAAAAAAGGAATGACTCCAGATAAAGCCGCTCCATTGCTAGACGCTTACGATAGAATAGAAAAGGAATTAGCGAACTCTTCTGAGTACAGATTGTGGAAATTTCAACAGAAGCATAAATCTTCGTCATAATAATCTTTTCATAATTTTAGATACTATTACTATTTTGTGAAAGGATTTATAAAATGTTTGAAAGAATAGCGAGAGTAATCCTGGCGTATAAACGTCAGATGGTAAAAAAGTTGAAGAAGCGTACCCCAAAGGATAGGCTTAAAGCAAAACTTTATTACAGGAAAAATAAAACAAAACTAAGGCTGAAAAGAAGAAGATATCTTAAAAGGACTAAGCTGTTTAGCAAGACTAAAAAGCTTTTTAAGAGAACAAAACCAGCTTGGTTTTCGCACAAAAAAACTAAAAAACCTAAAACAAACACGGCTCCAAAATCTAAGAAGCCTAAGAAGACGCAGCTAACGCCTAAGATGAGAAAGCCGGACAAATCTTTAGGCAGTAAAGGAGTAAAACCTCCTACAGCACAACCTAAAGCTAAAAAGTTTAAATTTTATGCCCCAAAAAGAAAATAAAAGATTCACAGGGTTTGTAGCTTTCTACAAAGACGGTAATGAAGTAAGAGAGAAAAACAATTACTTCAGCTCTAAAACTAAAAGAAAGAAGGCTACTAATTGGCACGAAGTAGATAAAGATAAGATAGTAGCTCTAGAGCTTTTTTGGAAAGGCCAGCCCAAGATAAGAATAGATAAAGATGATCACCCTGATCTAAAGCCCTCGGATTGGTTCTTTTCTCACTTTGGCTGTCTGGATATGAACACTCACGAAACAAAGGTTATCTCTAGAAATATAGGTTTTATAAAGGGAGATATTTTAACCGTGTATTGTGTTGTTGAAGAGACAGGAGTAGTCAAAGTTGAACATAGACCAAAGCCGTAAATTCAAATTTCTTCTCGTATCCGATTCTACTCACTTCGCCCTTACGGATGTGTATTACGGGTATAGATATGCCTTAGATCAACTTAAGATACCTTACGAGTTTTTCCCTTGGCACAATATGAGGGAGTTGATAGTCGATAAGCAGTGCTATCATACAGTACACTCCACGGCATTAATTAAGGAGAAAGGGTTTACCCACGTCCTTTTTATAGGTGGTCTTAATATTCCTCCTTTTATTTTTCAAAACCTCTATCATGTTAAAAGCGTTGTCGTAGCTACAGAGGATCCTCACAGCTTTGATCCTATGAAGCATAGGCTACCCGATATTGATTATTACTTCAGCAATGAAAGGTCCATACCTAACTCTGGTAAGTATAAGAACGTCTACTACTGCCCGACTGCGGGAAGTACTCACGAGTGTGGTAAGGTTCCTGCTGAATATTTAGAAAAGAAATATCATAGTGATATTCTTTTTCTAGGAGCCATGTACCCTAACAGAGTTAAGCTTCTAGAATCTATCATTCCGCTTGTAAGAAGACATAAGCTTAATTTTAAAATTTGTGGGCATACCCATTACATGTCTAAAAAATCTCCTCTACAAGAATATGTGTTTGAGGCAGGGACAATTCCCCACAACGAGACTGTTAAGTATTATAACGGAGCTAAAACAGTTCTTAATATGTATAGAGACATTGGGTGGAATCCACGTACTCGTACAAAAAGAAACCCCTACAACAGAAGCAGATTTGCTGCAGAGAGCTTAAACCCACGAGCCTATGAAGTACCTTTATGCCAAAGTTTTATGGTTATGGAAGACATAAGACCTGAAGCAAAAGAAATCTTCAACAGCAACGAAGTAGCTTTTTTCTCAGACGAAAAATCCCTCAATAAGCAACTAAGATACTACCTAATAGGTAAAGGTAAAGAAAAAAGGGAACAAATGGCCTTCAACGCTTATAGAAAAGCCGCAGAGAACCACACCTACATACATAGGCTTCAAAATATTATAGAGGTTTTGGAAGAAGATTCCTAGTAATATTCTATTAATATTTATATCCTTTCCAAAGATTGTTTTCTTTAAACATTAGAGAAGTTGTTATATGAAAATACGGGCATATAGTCCCCAGACCGGCAATTTGGTTGCTGAGGATATAACAGGTATAAACTTCGGTCTTGTAAGACAGGGTCAACACGGAGCTCTTCCTGTGTGTATTAGGCCGGTAAAAGAAACTGAAGATATATCTGGGCTTGAGCTATATCTACAGAATAATGGCGGGTTTAATTCATCAGAGTACGGATATTTTCATAACTCTAACTTTATTGCTGATGTGCGTTCATACACATCAGGCTTAAGTGGAAATGTCATATCAGATCATTTTTCAGTAGTAGCAAACCCGCCAAGTACGACCGGGGGAGTAAACATTGGGCTCAACACTGCTGGTGAAGGCGACTTTATCTGGCTGGACGTGCAAGCTGGAGCAAGTGAAACGGGCTCAACAAGTACAGTTAACTATAGATTCGTATTTGAATATTCATAAAAAGGAAGGTTAATATGAAAATTAGCACCTATAATCCTGTCGATATGAGCAAAACTGCTGACGATGTTACAGGAATAAATTTCGGCAGTGTTGTTAGAGGCGGGTATAGTTCTCCTGTAGTGGTTAAACCTGCAAAGACAGATGAGACTGCGATATCGCAACTAGCGCTTTTCCTTGAGGAAGATGCAGGTTTAGCGGGCACCTCTTTTAGGTCTTTTAAGAATGCCACAGCTATACCAGGTATCGGAGTAGGAAACGCTGCTCTTTCTGACGATCTGTCAGAACAGAATGGAGTAAGTGATTTTAGTAATTTCTCATTGATCTCAGGTGATGGTCTTAGTCTGACTGCAGCAAGTCCGGAATTTGTATGGCTAGACGTTAAGCTCGGAGCTTCTGACAGTGTAGGAACTGCAAACGTTAACTATAGATTTATCTTCGAGTATTCTTAATGAAAAAGAACTTAAGCAATGTAGTTAGAAAGTTAGCCGCAAATATACAAGGGCTGACTGACTTCGATATAGACCTCCTTAATAATAAGGCCCCTAGATTAGTGCTTATAGTTAAGGATAATCTAGAAAGCAACGCTAGTGACCCGTATAAGGGCCTGTCTGATAAGGATAAAAATTTACTACTTGCTTTTGTTGTGTATAAGAGGCAAAACATTACAACTAGTGCCGTAGATAAGCCGAACAGTGAAGATGCGGCAAAGATACTGCATGATGAAGTGTATGACTTGCCAGAAAAGAACAAACTTGAAAAGATAAACAACGACTTGTCAGAACAACTTAATAAAGCAGGGCTGAGTGTCCCTACGCCTAAAAAAGTTAAGGACGTAAAAAAGAATAAAGGAGACTAACAATGGCTACATCTTTAAAAAATTTGGGTGCTAGTGTTGATGTTTATGACCTTCAGGTTGTATTAGGTGTTCCTAGCATCGACTCAAGCAGCTCTTTTCAAAACGTACATATCCCATATACCGGTATAGGTAATCCGGAAGATACCTCTGTAAGCATTTCTCGTGCTTGGTACTCGCTTGATGGAGGGGCAACGTGGAGTGCTATGACTCCTGCGAGCGGTAATGTTTCTACAGGACTTACTTTCTCACCTAGTGGAACCTCACATACTTTCAAATGGGCCGCACGCAGCGACTTGGGGGCTAACCTATATAATAAGCTTATTACTATCGCTTTCAAAGCTACTGGTTCTAAAGGTGACTCTTTAGAGGTAACTAGAAGTGCGCTGTTCTCAAGAACTACGACAGGCCAAAGAGGCACTACCTCTCAGTCTGTTCAACTTCCTGACGATTACGCCGGTATTTTTGGTAACGAGTTACTTGTTAACGCGCCAAAGTCTTAATAACTTAAAAAATGTATAAGGCTTCTGCAAAAGTAGAAGCCTTATACTATATACAGATAATATATGAATGTGCTAGAAATACTAAATATATCCCCCGGGGATTCTGTTGAGGTTGTTAAGAAGCAATATAGGTTGTTATCTCTAAAGTATCACCCAGACAAAAATGACTCTCCTGAAGCACCCGCAAAGTTCCAAGAAGTCCAAGAAGCTTACCGAAGTGTCTGTACTAACCCTTCCTTACTAAATCCTAAAAAGTTAAGTGTTCGCCAAGGTAAAGGTTTCATACAGACAGAGATTAAAGTAACCTTAGAAGATATTTACTTTTATAGAGAGCATACGCTTATTATTGATCGGCTAGTCGTGTGTAAACAATGCGAAGGCACAGGCTCTAAGGAAGGCAAGAAGGGAGTCTGTAACCACTGTGATGGTATAGGTAGTATAAACAGCAAAGTATTAAAAATGATGGGTAAAAGTGATGTATGCCCTGTTTGTAGAGGTTCTGGTAATAAAAGTTCTAAAGAATGCTTAAGGTGCGAGGGTAATAAATACGTTATTGAGAGAAAAGAATACAATATAAAGATAGGGATAAAAGATTATCATAAGGGATTTAAGATACTTAAAGGATATGGAAATGAATACAGTGCTGGAAAATTTAGTGATATACATGTAGGTATTAAAGTTTTCCATGACGGAGTATTAACTATAGAGGGTTATAGTTTTATTAAGGAACTTCGTATTACACCAATACAAGACATTATAGGAGATAAAGACAGCGTTCGTATCTATGGAAAAGATATACCATACATAATTACTCCAGAAGAGCCCGAGTACGTGTATCTGGATAAAAGAGAGGGTATGCTTGATAGGTATATATTATTTAGGTATATAAAGAAAAAACCTCGGGTAATTGAGGAGACTAGAATACTCTACGAAAAGATAAATAAGATAGAAAAGATACTAGGGTTAGTAAAAGGAGAGGGGGAGATATAAATCACCCCCTCTCCTTTTATTAGGCCTCAACGGATACGTGGAACTCCTCAGGCTCTAGGCAGTTAGCTTCTTCCCAGCATTCAAAGCAGCAATACCCATCGTCTGCTTCATTTTCTTTTAAACTATATACCGTGTTACAGTTATCACATTTTCCTTCTGATAGCATATAAAGCTCCCAGGTTAGATTGTTAATATCATCCGCAGCCACTAAAGCCACAATCAATACACTTCTTACAGCCGCCTTCTAACACTATTGACTCGCTACCACACTCTTCGCACTGAATACCTCTCAAGCTAGTCCCGTCCTTTAACGTGCCTGATAAAAACTTTCGTACTGCAGTAAGAAGAGTAGATACATTATCTCCGTCTATACCGATAAGGTCTACTAAAATATCCTCTCTCGGGATATGATGTCGTAAACAAAGAGAGATAAGCCTCCCAAGCCTATTGTGCGGGAAATCTGTTTTGGATTTATCTATAGCGTCCTGAACGATATCCCCATCAACATTACTTTTGAGGGCTAGTTTAGCTAAGTTTCTAGCGGCTTTGTTACAGACTTTAAGTTCGTCTTTTTCTTTATACTTGTTGTTACTGTATATCCACATAGCTACAGGAAAGGTCATTTCTGAATCTTCCGGTAAGTACGAAAAATGGATATAGAATTTTTTACCTTCTCTTTTAATAATAGATGTAGGTCCGTTATTAAATACATCAGGTAACTTGATGTCACGCTTAATAATTTCTTTAGTCTCTTCAGCCTTGGCAACATCGGACATCACAGATTCCATAGAACCTTCACGATAAGTAGTGAACCCATTGAGTCCTTTTTTCCAGGCGTTGGTGTAGAGATCTTTAAAGCTACTAAACGGATAGTTACTAGGAAGATTAGAAGTTTTAGACACCGACTGATTACAATGGTATTGGACTACTTCCTGTATATTGATGTGGTCATCTACAGTTAAGTCCCGGGTAGTTACGAGGTATTTACTATGGTCCTTATCTGGCATATTGTCTAAAAGCCACTGATAGCCATAATCTCTAACCGCCGTTACTTCACAGAGGCCTCTATTATGAGGTTCGTAGTAATACTCCCTGTCACCATACTCACCGCGCCAATACTCATAATCATTTTCCTTATAGTATTTCATTTTAGATTTTATATTAGACTCATCTAATCCCTCAGGCCAGTTTTTAACTATAGACTTCCTTTCATACTCAAGCATAAATACCGGTTCAATACCGTTTGAGACTACATCGCAAATGATAGAACTATTACCGAGAGGAGGATTAGTAGTAGTTTTACCGTTACGCGCTCCATGCTTACGCAGCAGCTTCTTTGTCTCAGGCCATAGGCGGTCTGATTTAAAGTACTCTGTACTCTCAAACTTCTTCTTATCATACGCAGGGAAAGTACCTTTCTCCTCAGCAAGTCTGGCGGATGTTTGCCATGTTAAGTTTTCTTTGATATCGCAAAGCTCTTTAACAAACGCGACAGCTTCTTTAGAGTTATAAGGTACACCAAGCATAAGAAGTGAGGATCCCAACCCATTCAATCCCATACCGAACTGGCGGACGTTCTTTGTAGCCCAGTCGTAAGAAGGAAGAGAGTTATACGTAATATCGTTTACATTATCCAGCATCCTAGAAAAAGTAATAACATCCGCTTTAAAAGATTCATAATCGAAAACGGGCTTACCATTACTAATAACTATATACTGAGTAAGATTGAGGGACCCTAATAAACATACAGTAGTAAGCGTAGGAAGTCCTGGTATCTCGCCGCACCTAGCTACAGAGCACCCGTTCACTACCATATTTTTATATTTATCTTCTTTTAAACAATAAACATCTTGAGTGGTATGTTCCTTTATTGATTTTACTTTTAAGTATTCTTTACGTTTGTTTCTACACTTAATATTATTTTTTATTATTTCTGTTTTTTTATTTTGGAACAGGTCTTTAGTTATTCTATAAAATCTCTCAAAGTGTGTTTTATAGATTATAAGCTCAAACTGTTCTTTACAGGCATATACTCTTGTACCACCTCTACCGTCTGGCATACGCTTATTATGTTTATTTCTTCTCTTTAAGACCGAGCTACCTATGCCGAGAGAGAATAGTAGTACCCCTATGTCTTCTAAGTAAGTTTCATCGCTCTGAGATATCCTAGCACTAACTCTTCCGGGCGTAATAGATACCGTCCCGTCTGAGTAGAATAAACCTGCAATATAATTTTTAGCGTATTTATTGGTTCTCGAGGTGTTAAAAAACAATTTAGGAATATCTCTCTTTTCACCAGACCAGTTAAATTTATCCTTTAAAAGATGATATAAAAACGAAGACCCTATCCTAATTTTATTGCTTTTATTTATATAAGACACATAATACGGGGATATGTCTCTTTCTCTTTTAGTCTTTATATGTTCCCCGTAGAGGTCATAGAGACCCTCTATTATATGTTTTACCTGGGACTCCAGATTATGTCTATCTTCGCCCCAAAAATCTAAAAACACACAATACTTATCAGGACAAGAAGCTACACCACCGTCTCCGTCGATAAGGCCTAACAAAAACGCTAAACCATCTAAAGGGGTTTCAACCATCGAAGGGTAGTCTTGATAGGTTATAAGTACTTCGTCTCCTACTCTAAGATCCTTAGCTTTGACAGCCCCTTTTTTAGTAAAAAACCTATGATTTTCTGTAGATACTATAGGCTTAAAATGAGACTTTAAAGTAGTTTTAATAGTTTTTGCGTTTTCTCTCGTTAGAACCAACCCCGACTGAGAGGGAGTGTACCTAAACCCAGATTCCTTAGGCAGAACTTCAAAGATTTCTTTTTCTGGATCAATCAATTTTACTCTACAGTCCTGCAGAATATCTAAAGGTTTTCCTATATTATCTTCTATTTTATGAACACCTGTTTTTGAGTACACGTACATGTCTTTAGAAAAGCATGGATTAGTCGCGTTAGCTTTCCCTAAATAAGATAAAGGGTTGTTTCTGTGCATATTGTCGACAAAGATAACCCCAGGCTCAGCACGGTTGTAGGTAGATTCCATTATTAAATTATAAAGGTCACGAGCCTTGACTCTTTTATACACTTTATCTTTAAAAGTAAGATCATAGAATGTATCGTTTATCACTGCTTCCATAAATTTGTCGTCGATAAGCACCGAGATATTAAATTTGGTGAGGACGCCAGAAGTTTGCTTTGCTCTAACGAACTCTTCTATATCCGGATGGCTTACAGGAAGAACTCCCATCATAGCGCCCTTACGGGTCATAGCTTTGATTACATCTTTAGACTTTTCAAAGTCTTCTTCACCGAGATAATTCTTCAACTTATCGGTGTATCCGTCGTGTATGCCTTTAACGATACACTCAGACACAGAATCCCAAACCTTCATGTAACTAACAATACCGGGATGAAAAATACCAGTGCCCTTTATTAGAGCTCCACGAGGGCGTATGAAATCAAAGTTAATACCATACCCGCCTTCAGAAGCAAGAGTTTTAGCTTGTTCTAAAAGAGTGAGGAATATGTTTATTAAATCGTCGGGACTATCATCTGAATTGTAAGTTATGTCGTGAGAGAGCTTGTTGTCGAAGGTTTTCCTTGAGTATTTAATCTTAGCTCCTGATACGGGGCCGTTTATAAAGCAATTCATTAGGGTCGCATGTTTATACCCAGTACCTATGTTAGCTGTTATACGACCCCCGGTAGTAGCTTTGAGGCCTACAGGGATACCCTCCTGACTAAACTTAACCAACGTGCGAAGAAACCTATCTTCCCACATTTCTCTGTCTTTTTTTTTCTCTACTGCCGCGAGAGCCTTCGCCACTCTTCTGAAAGTATCGATAGGTTCTTCGTTTTGATACCTATATTTACTCATCCAGTTCTCAAAAGCAAGCTGTGTCTTAAACATTATACTACCATTCTCCTTTAGGAAAACTATTTTTAAAAAAGTTATTAGCTAAAAAATTTTTTCAATAAATTCGACAGCAAAAAGATGAAGCTATTTGGGGCCCCTACTTTATCTTCTCCGCCTTCCATCACTACTTCATCCTCCACTTCAGGCTCTGAGGGAGTACTTGACTTGATTTCTACTGGGGGCATTACCATAACAGGAGGATTAACACCAGTCCTTAATCTTTTCCAGTCAAAAGATTTTCCTGGATCTACTTTTCTTCCAGGAGAGATATCTTCGTGTCCTACAATATTATCTTCTGGGATATTATAGTCATTCATTAACTTTTTAGTTAGCTCGATTAAGTACTCATACTGGAAATCGGTATACTCAACGAGATTACCGTCTCCTTCAAGCTCTATACCAATAGAATACTTATTTAAATTTTTCCTGGTTTTACCGTCTACAGTCCATTGAGAGTAACCGGCGTGATAAGCTACATCAGTATCTTCGACTAGGTGTATAACATCGTGCTCTTTATACTCCTCTCGGGGTATTATGTAGTGAGCAGATACTTTATTCTCTATCTTACCTGTTTTTTTGTTCCTGTGAATTTCTTTGTTAGTGAACCAAGTAACGGTACCGTTCACGCTGTACAGTTTATTGTCATTAGACCCTATATGGTGAATAACAATAATATCTAAAGGATGCGATGTATTACGTGAATGGCAGAACGGGCTGGGTATCCATATTTTACGCATTAGTATCTCCTATTTAGTGCCGGTACTTCCGAAGCCGCCTTCTCCTCTTTCTGTGTTATTGAGGTCTTGGACCTCTTCAACAGAACAAAGAGCTACAGGGCATACTACCATCTGAGCTATACGGCTTTCTAAATAGACTTTCTGAGGACCGATACCGATGTTGGATAGAATAACCATTATTGAGCCCCTATAAGACTCGTCTATTGTACCTGGAGTGTTAACTACAGTTAAACCTTGTTTAAGAGCTAAACCGCTGCGGGGGCGTATCTGAAGCTCGTACCCCGGGCCTACGGTAGCTGAGATACCTGTATCGATAAGAACTCTTTGGTTAGCAGTTAGTTCTATGTATTTTCCTTCTTCGTCTTCGAGTACATTAATACCCTCCCCCTCAAAGACTGAATCGCCGCTATGAAAATACTTTTTGAAACTATGTGCGAATAGGTCTACTCCTGAATCTGTAGGGTTTTTTCTTTCAGGCAGCTTAGCGTCAGGATAATTCTTCTTAACCTTCAAAAATGGAGGGTTGTATATTATACTACAATTTAATATCATTTGAGAAACCTCTCGATAGCTAGGATAGTTATTTCTTTTACTATTTTTCATGTATAAACCTCTTTTAGCTTATTAGGGGTCTTTTTTAGGCGGCTTAAAGACCCCCTTTCATAGAACCACCATCACCCTAAAAAGCATATTAAAGAATTATTAGTCGGATTTTCACTGAAAACCTGTTTGAATATAATAGATGAGTTTGATGTTTTGAAGTGGAATTTTAATAGATTATGCCCAAAATTATAAACGGTATTGTTTCATTTTTTATTTCTGCGTCACGAAAAAGTATATTATAAAAAACTATAGAGGAGGGCATATGGATAGAAACTATGTGGATAACCACACAATTTTTGAAACGATAGTAGGTAGTCGGGCTTACGGTATACACCGTGAAGAATCTGACTACGATAAAGCAGGAGTAATGATTCCGAGTATAGAGTACTTCTACGGCTTTAGAAAGTTCGAACAGTACAAAGATCCGGACACTGACCGGACGATATATGATATTAGAAAAGCTTTAAAGTTAATATCGGATAATAACCCTAATATGATGGATTTACTGTTTATGCCGGAAAGGTGTATTATAAAAACTACTCCATATTGGCAAGAGATAATAGACCATAGAGATTGTTTTGTGTCGAAAAGATGCCGGTACACATTTTCTCGCTATGCCGTCGCACAACTTGAGAGGATAAAAACTCATAGGAAATATCTATTGAACCCTCCTAAGAGTGCTCCAAAAAGAGAAGATTACGGGTTATCTGAAGTTCCTATGTTCCCTTCAGCGCAGATTAAAGCTATCTGTAGCGCTGCAATAGATTTAGTAGCAGAAGAAGAGAGACCAAACCTCTTTAATGAGATAGACAAGGTGTATGGGGATTATGTTATACCTCTCTTTCTTAGGTTTGTGAAAGAAGATCAAAGACAGCTGGGTATGGAGTGGATCCAGGCTGGTGTGAAAGCTCAAGCAAAAGCCATACTTTCTCTCGGCACAAACTTCATCAAGGATGAGTATCATGAAGAAGCTCGAAAAGAGTTAGCTTTTTACCACGCTCGAAGGGATTGGGAAAGGTTTAACAGCTGGAAGAAGTCTAGAAATAAGAAAAGGGCAGAGGTTGAGGCTAAGTTCGGCTTTGACCTGAAACATGCCAGCCATTTAGTAAGGCTTTTACGAATGGGTGTAGAGATCCTAGAGACAGGTAAAGTAAATGTAGACCGCACGAATATTGACGCAGAAGAGTTAAAAGATATACGTAACGGTGCTTGGAGTTATGATAAAGTAGAAGAGTATGCTTACGACGTAGATAGTAGGCTTGATAGTATATATAAAACCTCTACCCTTCCTAAAACAGTTGACTCTAAAAAGATAGATAACTTGTGTATACGTGCAATAGAGGGTTTTTTGAGTAAAAGGTAAGTTGTCTATTTTGTTTAATTATCCTTATCCAAAAAGTATATTAGATATAGGTTAATTAAACACAATGGAGGCGGTATGTATTACTACAAAGTCGATTGTTGGATTCCGCCACGCTCTGGGTTCGATTTAGCGAGAAAGAACAAGGCCTTTCATTTTTTTGAATCCGTAGCGAACAAGCTTAGTGGTGATAAGGCAGAGAAGATACTTTCTTATATCAATGAGTTCAAAAAACAGTCTGAGGGATTAGTTCTTAAAACCTTTATGATGGAATCCGACAAACAAGTATTTGACCCAGAGAAAGAATTTATGGGTGAGGTAAAGAAAGAGTACCCAGAAGCGAAACTAGCCCACTGGGAACTGCTCGAAGCAACTATATCAAAAAAGCCTTTAGAGTAAGGAATAGTAATGATCAAACAGTATGACTTAGGGAAGTATAAGCCTACAAAAGACCTAAGAGACGGGCTCACGCGTGTAGTACCTCAAGAGATTTGCCCTTGGGACGGGTACTTTATGAGTATGGCTCAAACCGATTTTAAGCTAGGTAGGCACGAACTTAAAGCGTCTAAGACCTACTTCTACCGTAAAGCTCCTTTTGGCAGTTCGTACGCCCTATTTGGGGGCTTGTGTGCCCTACTCAATCAAATAAGTAACTTTAGTTTTACAATACCTGGTATCGAGACCTACGCTGTAGAAGCTCTTAAAGACCAAGGTTACGACAAAGACTTTATAGACTATCTTAAATTTAAAGATCCTTTTAACGACCTTAAGCTATACGCTCCGCCTGAGGGTTCGGTAATTCTTCCTAACGAACCAGTAATTATAGCTGAGGGTAAACTTATAGGTGTTCGTATTATTGAGGGTATGATGCGTGGGGTTAACTACGCATCTCTCTCGATGACCAAATGGAATAGAGTGTGCCAGGCAGCTAATCCAGGTGCGACCCTTGAGTTCGCCCGTCGTCGAGCGCAAAATAACTTAGAGACAAGCATTTATGCACATCTTGCTGGGTGTACTGTAACGAGTAACGCTGAAATACGTAAAGGAATAGATATCCCCGTAGTAGGGACTATGGGTCATGAATATATCCAGAGCTTCGGAGATGAGTATGAGGCGTTTGATAAGTGGGTACTCTACAACCCTGATAAGCCTGTACTCCTTGTGGATACAATAGACACCCTTAAGTCGGGCGTACCGAATGCAATAAAGACTTTTCTTAAGTATAAAGAACAGATAAAAGAAGCCGGAGGAGTTCCTGGAGTGCGCTTCGACTCAGGAGACCTTGCTTATCTCGCTATAGAGGCTACTCGTTTGTTTATTGCTGCGGGTATCAATGAGCTCAAGCTCTTTATGACAAACGATCTGGACGAGTACGCTATAGAGGAGATTAAGGGTCAAGTTTTTACACACGCCCCTAAAGCTGGGCTAAATCCTGAGCTTATTCTTAAGAAAATGATTTGGGCAGCGGGAACAAAACCGGGTACTTGTTACGACCAGCCAAGCTTTGGCGGAGTGGCAAAGCTCGGTAGTATTGAGACAGCAGAAGGCACTAAGTCCGTCATAAAGATAGCTAAAGATAATCAGATTAAGACTAGCATCCCAGGGAACAATCGTTCGACTTATGTTTGGGACGGAAGTGACTTAGTTTGTTGTCTTATCCATGGTAAGGATGAGGATCCCTACGATTTACGTTACGCCTGTCATCCTGACGATGTCAGTAAAAAAATAGATTTAAGGCAGTTTCAAAGTCTTGAGTTCGATATTCGTCAAAGCAAGGTATATGACAGTGGAAAGGCAGTAGACTATAACCCGACAGTAGATGATGTCAGAAATAAGGTGCTGGAGGAGACAGATAAACTCCACTGGACGCACAAAAGGCTTAACAACCCCCACATGATTAAAGTAAGCCTTAGCGAGAAGATTTTTAACCTGCGGCAGAAAATGATTAATAACTTTGAACTTATAGAAAAATAAGAGGTAGTAGTGGATATAATAACTGCGCAGTTAAATTACACTGTAGGAGACCTTGTAGGAAACGCTAATAAGATTATAGAGGCAGTCCACAAGAAAACTAAGTACTATGAAAGAGACTCGCTAACCTGCGAAGCTGTTATGGTCTTTTCAGAGCTATGTATAAGCGGCTATCCTCCTCTTGATCTTTTGGACAGTAAAGAGTTTATCAGGGAACAGGAAGAAGCCCTAAACCATATCCTTAAAGAAACAGCAGCGTCACCTTTAACGTTTGTTGTGGGTTTTATTGAAGAGAATAAGGATATAGGTAAACCTCTTCGTAACGCTCTAGCAGTCTGTCGTGGCGGAGACATTATCTTTAAGTATTATAAGAGACTCCTACCTACCTACGATATATTTGATGAAGACAGATATTTCGAGCCCGGTGCTAAATCACCAGTATTCAATCTGTACGGTATTCGTGTAGGCTTCGCTATTTGCGAAGATCTGTGGCCTACTCAAAGGTACAGGGTCAACCCCGTAGAGCAGTTGTACCAGAACAACGCAGAAATTGTGATAAGTATAAATGCGTCACCCTCTATTGTCGGTAAGCATGAACAAAGACTCGACCTTATAAAGGGTTTTTCTGATAAGTATAATATGCCGATAGTCTACGTCAATCAGGTAGGCGGTAATGACGATATTGTGTTTGATGGTAATAGCTTTGTTATGCACAAAGGTAGAGTTCTTTACCATTCACCAAGCTTCGAAGAAGACGCCAAGTCTGTACGTGTTGTTAAGAGTCCTGGCGGGGTTATGCTAGGGGCTCCTATCGTGTATAAATACGAGGTTCCTAGGTCGAACGCCTACTTAAACCGTTCGTGTGAGAGTTTCTATCTTCAGGAGGACGCAGAGTTTTTCGCTAGGCAGGCAGTACTTGGGATACACGACTACATAAAGAAAAGCGGGTTTAAAAAGGTGGTGATCGGAGAATCGGGCGGCATAGATAGTGCCGTGACTACGGCTATAGCTGCAATAGCCATCGGGCCTGAAAATGTTATAGCTGTGACTATGCCGTCTCAGTATTCATCGGAAGGTAGCGTCAATGATTCTCAGGAGCTTTGTGATAAATTTGGTGTAGGACTTCTTAATATCCCTATAAAGGAACAGTTTGAAGCCTTTATGAAGGTGTTTGGAGAGAAGTATAGTGAGGTAGAGTCTGGCGGTGTAACGGAACAGAATGTTCAGGCTCGAATCCGTGGGCAAATACTTATGGCTATCTCTAACCGGGAAAATGCTCTTGTATTATCGACTGGTAACAAGAGTGAGTTGTCTGTAGGTTACTGTACTATATACGGGGACATGTGCGGGGGTATTAATCCTATAGCTGACTGCTATAAAATGGAAGTGTACGCTATAGGTAAATATCTCGGAGTGCCTGATAGTATAATGGACAAAGCTCCATCGGCAGAGCTAGCGCCAGGGCAGATGGACACCGACAGTCTACCTCCCTACCCAATATTAGATAATGCTCTTAGATGTTTGATTGAGGGCGAGCAAAGAAGCCTAGATTTGGGCGTAGCGCTATCTAAGCATGGGTGGTCCCTGGAAAAGATTTATTATATGTTGCGAAATAATGAATTCAAACGTAGGCAAGCGGCGGTTGGTATTAAGATGCATAAGAAAGCATTTGGATTTGGAAGAAGGTATCCTATAATTAATAAGTTTTCTCCTGCAGCGGTTAATAGCGTGAGTGCCTCAGACCCTATAAAAGAACTGTGATATGTTTTATACTTATGAAAATTTTAAACTAGGGTTAGATATACACGGGGTGATTGATTGTTGCCCCTCTCTTTTTTCTGAGCTGTCTAGAAGAGTATTAGAAAAAGGAGGAGAGGTACATATAATTACCGGAGCGCATATGACCGAAGTTCTTAAGGATAAATTAAAACAACAGTACCGAATAGAATGGACTCATCTTTTTTCTATTGCAGATTACCATAAAGAGATAGGAACCAAAGTTTGGTATGATGACAAGAATACTCCATGGATGGAGACTCTTACTTGGGACAGAACCAAAGGGAACTACTGCCTTGAGCACGACATAGACCTTCATATTGACGATACTGAACGATAT